ATGCACTTGCACTTATGCAGTTGCTCTTATGCAGTAAGGTTATTCGCACAGTATTGCATAGGGGGCCGCTATGCCATGCTATGCTATGCGTATATGGGGACCATCCCCTTTATTCTGCGTATATGCTGGGTTATGTAGGTCAAACTGAGGGTATATCACGAGAATATACGCTATGTCCAGAATTGGCTGTGGGTAAACGGCTAATTTCCGGTGGGTGATACAGACTAGTACGCGCTACAAAACCCCTCGTATCTCCTTATATGGGGTGTTAGGGGGTTAGAGGCTGTTACACAGGGCCAGCGGGATCTGGATCGGGGAGCAGGGACGTACAGCGAGACCCCCGCCACAGGTTCGGGCGGGGGTTCGGTGTGGTGGTGGTGGTGGTGGTGGGGTGCTAGCTAGTCTTCGTCGATGCGCCCGTGGCGTGTTGCTAGTAGGCCTCGGCGATGGCGCGGATGGCGCGGGCTGCGTACGTGTGGGCGGCCACCGGCTCGGTCGTGACCAGGACACAGGACTGCCGGAGTGCGTCGCACAGGTGGCGGCAGAGTGCATCCGTTCTGACGGCCCATGAGGGCGAGTCGGGATGGATGATCGTAACTACAGCGGCGGGCTCGGTGCTACCCTGCCAGATACCACTGGCAGGGGTGACGGTCGCTCCCTCGTAGTGCGTGGCTACGATGGCCGATAGCTCGGCCATGGCGTCGGCCGACGGCAGACCAACATGGATGGTAGTACGCAGTTGCTGGGTGGTCACGTTACATCCCCCTTCGGTTGGCGGGTGCGAGGTCGTGGGCCGTCTCGCCGTCCAGCGCCTCGATCGTGCGCGCGGATGGTAGGGCCCACGCGCCGCCTACGCGCTCGCGGATGGGCGTCAGGGTGCCGTCGGGGTGCACGTCGCATATGGCGACGGATGCGCGGCCGGGGCCGCCCAGCAGCCTGTCGAGCGCGGCCAGGGCGTCGGATCGCCGCCGGTAGGCGGCGGAGGCTATGGGTTGGTCGTATGGCTCGCCGTCTGGGCTCGCGTGGCAGATCAGCACGTGCAGTCTGTCCTTGCAGGACGTGTTAACCATGTTGGTTGGTGTCCTTCCGTGTCTTGTGGGGCCCCGCAAGGGGCCCCCAGGGTCGAAGTGCCTACCGGCTACCGGTACTCGTGGGGGCGAACAGTCCAAACGGCTAGGTAATCACTGGCGGGGGGGCCCCACGTGGGGCCGTGGGTGGGGTCGAGATCACATACGGCTGCACACAGGGTGCATACATCATGCCCTGGGGCATCCCCATGCGCGGGTACCCACGCGGCGGGCGCGTGGCAGTGGGGGCACGTAGCATCGCGTTCCTGATACCCTGTGCCTTCCACGTACTCGGCCCCGCAGGTGGGGCAGTACGGGGATGCGCTAGGCTCCAAGCACCCGTCGCCGTCGATATCCCGATACTGCCGGGTGGTGTGGCACATGCTGCACAGGGCTCCGCGTAGCTCCTCGTCCTCGCGCCGTATAGCGTCCATTGTGGATGCGATATCGGATGCTGCGGCGCGGGGGCGGATGTCCAGCACGGTGGGGCCGTCACCCTCGGCCAGTTGCCAACAGAAGCCCTTGCCGACTGCGAATGCTACGCGTTCGCCGTCGATGCACCAGACTTCGTCGTCTGGGCACTCGGTCAAGGATACGGCCCATTCGGTGACCATGTCTCTGGCGGTGGCTCCCGTGTCTGGCAGGTTGGCGTCGTAGTAGGCTAAGAGGTCGTGTGCGACGGCAAGGGCCGTCGCACCGTAGGGGATGGACAAGTTCAGGTATGGCCCAGCAGCACCTTCGATTGCTTGGGCGATCGCATAGCCGTGTTCCCAATCGGGCAGGATCTCGTGCGCGCGTAGGTGGTTCTGCAGGGTTGCTATCAGATATCGCGCGGTGGTGTCAGTCATTGTGTTCCGTCCTCTCGGTTCGTGGGGCCCCTTGCGGGGCCCCGTGGCGTGTGCTAGTAGGTGCCTTCGTCCTCCGGGCCGTACGGGTACGGTTCGGTGTCCTCCGTGTCCTCCGTGTCCTCCGTGTCCTCCGTGTCCTTCCCTGACCAGAATCCGGGCCACCCGGACAGGGTGGAGGCCACATCATCCAGGACGGAGGCGGCATCGGTCGTGCGGTCGATCAGGGCCGCGGTGTCTATCGTCTCGGCCGTGCGGCCGAGTAGCATCGATGCTGACAGGGCCGCGGCGCGGATCTCGTTGCTTGCCTCGGACAGGGCGTCAACAACCTGTCTGACACGCGAGACCTGTAGCGCGTTGATGTGTAACTGGGCTTCCGCGAGGTACCAGGATACAGCCTCTCGGTAGTCGAACGGTGCACCCTCTAGCTCATCGTGGCCATGTAACAAGCACATGATATGGTCGATGGCGACAGCGCGGCGGTATGCGGCATCCCTGTTCATGTTCGTTCCCCTTTCGGTTCGGCGGGGGGCTTGTCTCCCCCGCGACATGGACAGATTAGCCTGGCGCGCCGAGAACGTCAAGCTTTGCGGCGCGTTGCGGCGCGTGGCTTGCTACGGTATGCGACGCCAGGAGGGATCGGTTCCGGCCCCCCGGCCCCCCTTCCGCGCGTCAAGGGGACACGCGCGGGCGCACACGCGCGCGGGGGTGGGGGCACGGTCTCGATCTCGCACAGGCGGTCTCGGGCACGGTCTCTCGGTGTGGGGCGGGGGGAGAGGTGGGTGCCGGCGGGCACCCCCAGCCGGACCGGTGGCGGCGCGACCCCTTATATAGGGCCACAAGATTCACCAATAGAACACGCCCGCATATAGGCTATACGCGGGCGCGAGGTGTTGTGTTAGTAGGGAGAGAGAGAGGTTATCCGGGGTCGGAGTCGGGCGGTTCAAGTTCTTGGCGGTTGATCAGGGGCCGACCGTCCTCAGCGGGCTCAGCCCGATAGACGAACCGTCGCCCCGCCCCAGCGGCAAGCAAGTCCAGATTCTCCGATTCGCGGACATAGAGAAGGAGTCCGTCGAAGCCGCTCATAATGGACGCGAACCGGGCCGTTCTTGAAAGGAGGGCTGACAATGATTGAACCTGGCTAAACGAGGTCGGCAAGCCGGCCCCCCAACCGATAGTAACGCGCTGGCCGTCTGGCGTCAGGTCGTCTTTCTCCAGCAGGCCGACTATCTGGCCCCGCTCTTGGACTTGTGGGGGTCTCTCAGCGAGGTCGTACCAACCGGACTCCCGGACCGCTATCCAGGTCCCGGAAGGGAGGTCCGTCCCCGCGCTGTTCAGGTGAATTGCCCCGTGCTCAAGCCTATACCACATTGAAGAATTCCCCTCTCTGGGTTCGGACGATAGTCGGTCGGTTACTACATGGAATGGGGTGGGGGGTCATATACGCTGAACCCCCCTCCCCTAATACCCCTCCCCCGTATACGCGCGGGGGGGCGGTGCGGTGTGTTAGGTGTAGTGACGCTCCGCGTAGTCGCCCCACGTCGTTAGGCTGAACGCGCCCGAGGAGAGGTTATACAGGAGCGTTCCGGCGTAGGTGTCCCCCATGTTCACATAAAACGCCTGGCCTACCGATTCGACACCGAAGCCACCGAGCGCCCACGAAGCGACTTGTAGCACCAATTCATACCCAGGGTAGGCGTAGTGGTAATCCTTTAGAATGCCCTGATCGTACATCAAGTGTAGGGCGGCTTCGTGCGGGTCGTCGGACTTGGCGACCGTGCGGAGCGCCCGAAGGCGCTCCGGGTCGGCTTGCGGAAACCAGGACTGAAGCCGCTTCAGACTTGGGAACCTATCGAACCGCCGCTCAATCATCCGAGGCCTCCTCCCAGCAGACGCACTCAGGGATTAGGACTCCCGCCGGCTCATGACAAGCCGCACACCGTAACTCCTGCGTGGGGTTCGCCATCCCAGAGACAGCCTCCGGGTCTACACGCCGAAGGGCGTTGTAGGCGGCCAACCAGTCGAGGTAGGCCGTTTGCAAGTGCGAGTAGGCGTTCTCAGCCTGTGCCTGCAGGCTGTCGCACAGGCTGATCAAGCAGTCCGGGCAGGTCGCTAGGTGGCCTTTGTACCCGCTCCCGCTGTAAAACCTGTCCCCGTTATCTATATTGAGAACGTGCCCGCAGAACGAAAGCGGGCCGGCCTGCGTGACCTCTGCAAGAATGTGAATCATCAGTTATCCTCCCCTTCGTCCTCAGGGTCATAGTACTCAATGGGGAACGCGTCCTCGGGGTAGGTGGCTTCGTCCTCGCCAGCCGCCTCCAAGAATGCTTCTGCTATCTCCCTCCAGTCTGCTTGCCGAATGGCCCACTCCAGAAGGTCCCAACCCAGCAGGGCCGCCGCGTTCTGCGACCCGCGCGTCAGCGCCCAACCATACTCCGGATCAGTCAACTCTTCCCACAACCGGTCCGCCAAACTCCAGCGAGCGAGGTTGGCGGCCCCGTGGTTATACTGGTCTGGGTCGGCCTGCGCCGCCGCCTTCGCCTCACGAGCGGCTTCAACCCAGTAAGGATTACCACTGAGGTGCAAGTGAATGCACCAGGTCGGGTAATTCGCCCAGCCGTTGTATCCCTCTTCGCTCATGTAAACCCTCCCTCTCGGTATGGGGGACCCCCTACAGGTCCCCGCTAGCTACGTAGTATAGCTACGGACGCCGGGAACGTCAATACTATCCAGGCCGGCGTGTTAGCTTCCGGGTGTCCCCTCGGATGGCGGCTTTAGTCCAGTTCACGCGCCGGAGCGGCCTGCGGGCTGGCCGGCGCGGTCCGTCGCGGACGGTGACCCAGACACCGTGTAGCTTGACTTTGTGGGCCACCACTAGGCATCCCCGCCCTCGGTGGGTGGGTGCTGCCGGTTCCATTCGTCGATGACGGCGGCCAGGCCGCCTTCGTTCGCCCAGCGGTCCGATTCGGAGCACCAGGCGTCCAGGAGGTCCGCGTCGGCGTCCCAGTCTGGCTCATCATCGCCGGGGACGGTCGGAGCGAAGGCCTCTGTCGAGTTGCCGTACTCAGTCCACCAAACACGCACATTCCCGAATGTGCCCTCCATGTAGGCTTGGTAGGCTTCGTCGGCCGCTTCCTGCAACCCGTCGAATTGGTACGTCTCGCCCCCCCACTCGTTATGAGCGGGCGCGTATACTGAACCGGTGTAGCGGTAGCGTCTCGGTTCGATCATCACCATTCCCTCCCATTCTCGTCGTAAAGACGCCCGTTCGCGTCGGCCTCTTCATGCATCCACCGTTCGGAGGTAACCCACTCATACTCGGCCCGAATCGCGTCTTGGAGCGCGTCTGTTAGCCGCTCCGCGAGGTCGATCAGCCAACCACCGAACTCCTGGGCGGCCTCGTTGATGAGCGGGTATTCAGGCCACCGCCCGCCGGCTGAACCCCATTCGTGCGCTATGTGATACCCACCGCGCGGAATCGACCAGACACGCTCCGCTGTGGAATCGCCCTCCGACTCCCAAACCTGCGGCAGGTGCCGCCAGGTCCGCAGATCCGTCGGGCTAACATACTCCATGAAGGCCGCCCGAACGTCGTCTTCGTCGATAGCGCAGCCTGGGTCCGCTGCCTCCGCAAGCACCCACGCCAGAACCTCCGCCCCATTGATCCGGCAAGCAAACCTGCCATCGAACGTGGGCCTGAAGTGCTCGTCCCACCCAACTCCCTGGGGGTCGATCTCTATGCCGTATCGAGCTACCACCGTCGCCCAATTGGCGACGACTTCTGCGCCACCCCAAGAGGCAAAGGAATCGCGAGCCGCTTCGAGCATTCGCTCCATAGCCTGTGTGTACCCCACGTCCGAAACCTCCTGGAGTTCAGAGAGGGTGTACAGACGCACAGTTACCTCGGTCACGCTAAAACTCCCCCTTCTCGATTCGATCAACTGAGAACTGGTCACCATTGATCTCCCACCCGTCCTGGGCTGCTCCGTCACGGTCAAGCAGCCCGGCGACGGTCGCCCAAGCCCGCCAAGCCGCCACGGCCTCCCCCAGCGAATCAAACCCCTCGCTGGGGGTCCCGTAGGCGGAATAACACGCCGTCCCTCGCCGTGGTGAGAGCCTGGATAGCTCAACAAACACACCCCACCGCAGCCCGTCGGGCGGGTCGTCGGGGTCGATCTCCATGCCGTCGGGCACCTCCCCGACAGGGTTCACATAGAGCGACCGGAGCCGCTCGATATACGCGGCAACGGGCGACTCCACAGGCGGCTCTGTGGGGGCCGCCTCCGCCTCCGTAGGTGCGGTGGGTGTGGATACACTACCGAGGGACGTTAGCGCCTCCTGGGCCGCCTCTAGGGCGTTCACGAGGGCTCTTGCTTTGGTAAGGGTCTCTAGCACGAGGGCACCTCCGCTGACGTGCACGGGATAAGGCGGTAGCCGTCCTCTGTCGGCTCGATAGACGCGCCGGCCCGGCTGAACGATAGGGGCAACCCCCTACATAGACAACCTGCGAACGGGCAGACCGCAGTCCGCCACCGGCGGACCTGGCTAGGCGAGAGCACGAAGCCTTCGCTGGGCCCACGGAATCTGATATACCCGCAGCCGTGGAATCCCTGAAACCATACGTCATGACTCGTCATAGGGCTTGCTCCCTCCGTGGAATGCCTGTATCATACCGACGGACGCCGGGAACGTCAACACTCTAGGTGAATGATGGTCTGGGGGTTCCGCGCGTATAGGGGAGGGAACGCTCACGAGGTCGGGAAACTCCTGCCCAAAGCGGGGGTTCCGCGCGGGGAAGGTGTTATTCGTGGGTGGTGTAATCGGCAGGTTCGGGCGATGAGGTGATTAGGTGTACAGATCAGCGGGGTGCGGTGGGCGGGCTCGATCTCGGTCTGGTTGGTGTGGGGTTAGGGTGGGTTAGGGGGCAGGAGGCCCCCCAAGCCCACTCGGCAGGGTCCGAGTTGGGACGACCCCTTATATAAGGCCACAACTTCTCGGATCGAGAAGATCAACTATGACGGGTGAGTATACGCCATCACATGGTTCCGAGTAGGTTAGCACGAGTGATAGGACGTGCAACCTGAACTCAGATGGCTTGTGTGCATATCGTTGGACAAGATAGGGGCCGAAGTCGGCCAGGACATCGGTAACGAACTCACGAGTGAAGTCAGTTGGCTCTAACGGTGCATCAATCCTAGCCAACACAGTTGCAACCCCATCATCAGCCTCACCCCGATAGACAAGCTGCACCTCACTCTTACCATCAAGCCCCAACTTCAAGAGACTCGACGCCAACGAGACAACCAAACCAGGCAACCCAAAATCAGGCTGCGCCGCTAACTCAACCGAACTGGGTGAGTTCCAACGATGATTGCCACCTGCATACTCAACAGCTAACTCCATCAACTCATCCATGCCATCCGACCCTAACCCACTAAACCAATCTCGCTGCATATACGACTCCCGACTTTTAGACTTGGACCAGAAAAGAACCCCACCAACAGCGTATACGCTCAGCCAAGATTGGCTTAGTTACTTGGCCTAATAAGCCGCTGGGTCTGTAAGTATATAGGGGTGCCCCCCTATACGTCAATACCCTTCCCCCCTAGTACCCCCTAACCTAATGGGGTACGGGGGAGTTTGGGTGTTACACGCCGCATATGTATGCGTACCAGAGGTGTTCGAAGACTGGTGAGAGGTTGGGTGCGTGTTCTAGAATCCAGTCGTGGTAGCTGGATTGGCAGCCATCGGGTGGTAGATCGCTTAGGTCCACGCTATTGAGTAGCTTGTAGACTTTAGGGTCGTTGGGGTGGTAGGTCGCGATCCACTCTTGGAAGGTCATTGTGGCTTAGCCAGCCTCTCTTTCTGGTCTTCGACACGAGCTTTGGTGATAAGCCAATCGAGTGCGGCCACTTTCTCGGGTGCATGGCATCGGACGTAGAACTCACGGATGAGCTTGATCTGCTCGATATTCTTTTCAACCGGCACCGCAGTTAGACCTCCCCATCCTTGGTGTTTGAGGTCCACTCCAACTCAAGTGTTGGGATGGTAGCGCGTATTGGCTGGTAGGTTACTAGCTCCAAGGAGTCGCCCCAGGGTGAATAGGGGCTACCGCCCGCGTGTCGAACAGCGGCTGCATACCATCCTCCGATACCGATGTTCCGTAGGATTTGGCATGGATCACCGTATGCGCCCGCAGTATACGGGCCCGCTACGTATACCCTAGGTGCTCGTCCAACCTGTTGGATGAAGTCTTGGATGACGGCCTCTAAAGACCACAACTCGTTCCCAGGTGACGGGATATACTCGCAGTTGTCGTTGTACCAACGGGATACAATGCAACGGGGTGGGTCCTCCTCGTAGATGCACGGCACACCGATCTCCTTGGCACGGGCCTCCTCTGCTAAACAACCTGGTGACGCTCGCCAGCCTGGGATGAAGTATACGATGTCCGACACATACAGCCACAACATGCTATCGTCCCGATAACGCTGAACATCCATCAAGCAGCCTCCTCAACCCTCATTGAAGATGGTGTTGAATGGGGGCGGGAAGTCCCGCATCCCGATTATGGCCTCCATAGCCGCCAGGAAGCCGATATGCATGTCAGGATCAGTCTTGAAGTTGAGTGCCCAGTCCTCGGCATCTAGGTCGGTGAGCAGGGCGAGATACTCCTCACCTAGATCAAGCAGCATGGCGCGTGTATCCGTGATTGACTCCCGTATCTTCTTGAGGCTCGTCATAGGCGGTGCTAACGGGAGCGGATCACGCAACTCCTCGTCACCCTCCTCCTTAGCAGCCTCAACCCCATCAAGTAGCCAGAGCTTGTTGAGTTTCTTGATCAGAGCTGTTTGGTCGTCCGGCTCCAGCATAGAGAGTTCATATGCGCTCGCCAGGTTGAGGATGCCACGATCAATGAGCGATTTAGCACTATCGCGCATGGTTGCACTTATTTGGAGTAGCTTGGCGGTGATGGTACGGTTCCGGCCAAGTGTTACGGCGATCTCGTCCAGGTCAGCGCCATAGGCTTTGAGTGCCTTAGCGGCCCCAATGAGTTCTGTTAGGGTGAGATCTTTACGGACCGCGTTCTCCGTAAGCTGACGTTCGATGAAGAAGCGTTCCTCATCGTTCAGGTCTACCGGCTCACCGACCGCGCAGGGGATACCCTCTGGAAAGAGCCGGTCATACTCGGCCTGATCCTCCTCACAGATTGAGTCAATCGCAGCTAAACGGCGATGACCTGCAATCAACGTTGCAAGCCCAACACCGTCCTGTGGGGGCGCAACCCGCAACGGTTGCATGAGCCCGTATTGACGAATGGACTCCTTTAGCGATGCGATGTCGCCGAGTTGGGCACGTATGTTGGAGTTCACCTTGATCTTAGCTAGAGGTAAGAACGTCAGTGATGTCGGACCACCCACTGGCGTCATCGCTATCACCGTCCTCATCGTCTATTGAGCTAGTAGGGTCTGGAATCCCGTATGGGTCTTCCAGGTCATGGTCGTTGACTGGGTTGACGAGTGCTGCGTCCTGGCTGGGTGCGCCCAGGTCTGACAGGATGGCTGCGAGATCGGACGCGGTGAGCCGGCCAAGTTGCATTTGGATTGCGTCGAGTGCGGGCGCTAGGCTAACGGCCTCGTCCTCGCTTGCCGACTCCAACGCTTGTGCGAATGTGGCTGACTGCCTGAATATGCCCTCGGACCGCCACAATAGCTGGACCGCCTCTTGCGGGTCCTTGGGTAGCAGGTTCGTGTAGACCTCAACCTCACCGTTCTCCTTAGCAGTCCGTATCTGGTCCATGATGTTCGCAAGCCCCATAGCGGCATACTGGATCATAGTCTGTGCGGCACTCATGGTAGCCTTGACTGTGGCTCGCATAGCGTCCCGCACACCGTCATCCTTATGGGAGTGCGCTTCGAGCGCCTTAGCGACCGCAGCATCAATATGGGCACGAGTGCGAACAGCACGAGTTGTCCACCCCATGCGGCGAGCATGATCCTCAATCTGCTCAACCGTATACGGCTTGCCCGTTGGGCTGATGTGCAATTCCGCGAACTGGGCAGCCACAACTTTGAGGTCAGGCTCCCCATCCGTGGCTAACCATGACTGCTCGTAGAGGTCATAAAGCGTGTTGTCGTTAGCTGGCGTTAGCTTCATCGCTATCTAACGCCCGTCATCATGTTGACCAGATTTTGGTAATGCATTTCACCCCTGCGTTCCCAACAAGACCGCAGTAGGAACCCCCATACAATCTCTGCGGTTTGGTGGGTGAGTTGGGTCCACCCGTTTGCTAGACCGGTGATAATATAGTGCTCGCCGCCAAACTCGGCGGCGATCTCACGATTGGACACACCGGCCAACTTGCGGATCGCCTCGATCCGTGCCCGGCCAATGAAACGTGATGGGAACGTCTCTGGCATGGCAGGGATCGCTGGCATTGATCCAATTGGTCGATGGTGAACATCAACTTCCTTCATTACGAACCCCCCTACAACGATTTACGCTTGAATGTAACACGGCCAGCACCTGCCGCTCGTTCTGGCATTGGGCTGAGTGCTACTTTACGGCCCGAGAAGACTGCTCGTTTACGGGCTTGGGGTGTGAATGAAGCTCGCCGCTTCAGTTTCCCCTTGCCGGCAACCCAGGCCGCTCGTGCCCTAGACCGCTTCAGTCTAGCCATGAGGTCCCTCCTATCGGGACCACTACCTACAGACCCTATCCCTCTTCGTCTGGTATGAACAGGTCGCTAAGCCCGTCGATCACGTCGCTTGCGACCCGAAGCAGGATGGACGTGAGCCTAGCTGCCGTATCCTCGGAGACCCGCACAATCAGGTCACCGATCTCCTGGTTAGTCCAAACACGGCCCTGCTCGCTCCACCCGCCATCATCGACTTCCGGCTCTACCTCTGGTTCAGCCTGAACCACTGGTGCAACAGTGAGTGGGACGGGTTCCGAGACTGGTGGTGCAGGCGTTGGGTCAAGTGGCTCGATGTCTGCTCCCTCACCGAACCCGATCCCCATAGGCGGTGCGGTAGAGTTCTCAATCTCCTCGCCGAACACGTCCGACAGGTCATCGCCCAATCCGCTTGCCGCCTCAATCTCATCGAGCCACGTCTCTGCCGTGTAGACTTGTGGGTCGAACCCCTCGGGCGGCGTCACCGTCTGGTTCTCGGGCTCGAAGTAGCAGCCCGCCTCGTCCGCAAGCATAGTGACTACAAGCTCTGGATCGAAGTCAACATCAGCCACGTCCGCATACGGTGGTCGGCCCGTAGCCTTCATCGGCTTCGTCGTATACGCTTCGATAGCCTTAGCGATTACCGCCAGATTGACGGTATCCACCTTACCGGATAGCCTGGCACGGAACGCGCCCAACGTGGACTCCAGGATGCAGAGCCGAACACGCCGTTCGTCAAACTCGGGCTCATCGTCTGGTTCCTCGACCTCGAACACGTTATCAAACTCCGGCACAGTCTCTTCCCCCTCTGATAGAACCTCGGGCGGGGCCTCCTCGACCGGCTCCGCGTTGTCGGCCTCAACCGCCTCAACCTTAGCCTTCGCCTCGGACACCCGATCATAGGTGCCGTCCTGGCGGACCAGGGCCGCCCACTCAGCGAAGTCAACGTCCTTCTCTTCGAATACCTCGGGCAGCTTGACGCTCCCATCCTCAATCCTGCAACAGTGCTGCTCCAGGTAACGGCAGGCATCTGCCACATCGAGCCCCACATCGTCGAACCCTAACTTAGCGGACATCTCCGGCAGGAGTCGCTTGACCCGCTTACCACGCTTCTTAGCATCGCCAACGATGCTATAGATGTCCTGAAGCCTAGCCTCAAGTCCGTCGTCGATGTTCGGCACTGTAGCCTCCTTCTTGTCGTATCCAACAGCATCAAGAACCTTGAACCTAACCGCTTCGAGTTCCCCGGGCGTGAACTCGATCTCGACAACCTCACCATACTTGTCACAGCACTGTAACGTCACCGCACCGTCTGACTCCACTACGTCCAACAACGTCATCGGCGACGATTCAGACTTGTCCGTGCTACGTGTGAACGTACAGGGAACCGGCAAAGCATCCCATGAACAATACCTAGGTGGCATCCATATCCCCCCATCTCTCCTACAGTATATATCCTACACGCAGGTAACGTCATCCCTGAGCTTCATCCCATGCGCTGAGGACGGCGTTGATTACGTCGTCAGGTTCGCCAGTCATTGCGGCTTGTAGTGCTTCGCGTGACGAGTCGGCGGTTGTCGTTGCTAAGTTGATCTTAGCGGCCTCGACCCGCCGAGCAACGGATTCGGTCTTAGTGTCCATCTCAGGCACTGTGAAGACGGATGAGCCGGACGCGCAGGGTATCCTCAGCAACTCGATCCCAGACTTAGGGCCAATGTGCAGGTGCGCCATCTGCGGCTGGCGATCACGGTCCGTATGCTCCCTGCGAGCCATTGAGCCAGGCATCACAAACACTGAACCCCGTGTGCTGCGATACACACCCTGCGGCCAATGGATATGACCACACAACACGGCTTGCTTAGGGCCGGTTAGTACATCGTCCGGGTGGACATGGTTCATAGGGTGATCGTTGAGGCAGATAGGGTGGTGCAGACAGACTATCTGCACCTTATCCTGGAGATGGATGAGTGAGTTGAGTGATTCGATCATATCGGACTCGGTTTGTTGTTCGGGCACACATGCGACTCCGATGTCGCCACCACGGAAGCGGAGTCGGTTGAGTGCTATGGCGAATGGCTTGGTGGGATCGGCCCCTATATGGACCCTTGGGGTTGGGTTCGCCCCGGCTAGTTCGAGTGTGCCGAGTGGGCCTTGTGGGTAGGTGAGCACGTTATGGCCGTGCAGATCGTGCGAGCCAACGCACAGGATGACCTGCCCACCGAATGGACGCTGGTTGGTTGGTCGGATGTAGTCCACGAGTGCGGCTGTGATTGGGTTGACGAGCCTAACAGGCAGGCCAGGTCGATGACCGAAGTCGCCGCCGAAGATAACGAGGTCGATGTCGTGTTCGGTCGCGTATTGGAACACGTAGACCATCTTCGTGACCATCGCCATACCGTAGTCATCGAGCCGGTTCGTGGGTGCGTTGACGTTGAGGTGCAGATCGGTCGCGAACAGGATGTCTACGCCCTGCTTATCGACTTCTGCGGTCGTGGAGGCCATCTCCTCTATCTGCTCATTCGCTGCATCAGCCAGCCCACCTAGGGCACTTGCCTCCGAGGATTGGGCAGACGCCACCTGCGAGGGCGTCGGCACGGGCTGCTTCAAGCTCTTCCTCTTGATGGGTAACGCCTTCTTTGGCACTCTCAATCTCCCCCTCTAGACGGTGTAACGCATCGTATACGCTCTTGACCCTATGATACTCCTCGGCCAAGGCCGTATATGCTTCCTGATCGGTCCGAACCGCATTGAGTGCGCCCTCCACCTGGTCTGGGTGTGTTGCCTCTAACGCGGCCAGGATGGCTGGTAGGGGCTGAGCTACCCGTTTGAGGGTCTGATATTGCTGGTTCGTAGCCTCCACGTCGGGCGCGGTCGCTTCCAGATCGGCTAGCAGGTCGGTCGCTACCTGCTCGTCCGCATCGGAGATCATGCTAGCCAACGTATCCTGGAGCGACTCACCAACCTGCTTGATGCTAGCCATTGACTGCCGTAACTGACGTATCTCACGCTCGATACTGGTCGCCTCATCACGGAGTGGGTTGAGCGCATCGAGCAGGGCTGACTTGGCAGTATGTGTCCCCTTGTTACTATCGAGATCGGACCGCAGGACCTTCATGTGCGCGGTCAGCTTATCGCGCCGTGACCGGCAAACATCGCGGGCCTTCTCGTAGATGTCGATGTGGCCTAACGCAGATAGGAGCCGCTTGACCTCAGTTGGGGTATCACCCACCAAGAACATGTCGCCCACGCTATGGAACTGGGGCCACCACTCGTTGCCCGTTGGCAGGATAAGGGGGCCGAGCCCAGACGGGGTGAGCGTCTTCTTGAGCGTATCAATGGTGTCGGGCGTTGGCTGAGTGATGAGTGTGCCGTCCGGCATCTCAATCTCGCTCTTAGTTGCCGCGATCCGACGTGTGATCACACCACCATTGAAGGTCAGGACAACACTCCCCTCCCTCTCACCGGCTGTGACTGTGCGTTCCCTACTAGCCTTGTAATGGAAACACTGGTGCCGGATCGCACGGAGGATTGTGGTCTTGCCAGCGTTGTTCGGACCTGCAATCACATTGATGCCAGGCGTGAACGAGACCGAGAGATTGCGATGTGTCCTGAAGTTAGTCAGGTCTAATCTCTCAAGCATCGCTGGCCCCCAGTTCGATAATGTTGTCGGCGTGTGTGAGTGCCTGCTCATGTAGTGACACGATGATGAGTTGGATACCTAGCTCGTTCGCTGCGCTACGGAGCCATTCGTAGAGTGAGTCAAGCCGGTCATCGCCCCGAACGCCTGGGAACGGCTCATCGAAGCAGATGAAGTCGTTATGGAGTGTGGTGCCTGTCGCTAGCGAGGTCGCTGCAAGCAGTAGTGCTAAGCTCACAATAGACTTGAAACCCTCACCCTGGCTATCCTCAACTGTGTCCTCCAAGTCACCAAACCTGACTTTGACCCGCATCCCAGTTGTCCCAACCGGCTCAATGAACACCTCATGGCCCTCCCCGAAGGTTGCACCAATGATGTGGTTCGCAACCTCGGTCAGGGCACCGCAGAAGCCCTCCATCGCAGCGTCTGACAGACCGGTTAGAATGACGGCACCCCGGTCATTAGCAGCACGTTGGGCCTCATGCTCGGCTAGGGTAGCCTCAAGCCGCTCAATAGTGTCCTGTAGCACACCAACCTCTGCGTCAAGCCTGGTGTGGTAGGTTACTAACTCTGTAAAGGTCATTGGCCTGCCTTCGTAATGATCTCCTGGGCCTTGTTTAGCGTGGACTCCAATCGCTGCTCAAGATCGGTGATCTTGGCCTCCATCTCATTGAGGACAACCGAGACGTTCTCAACAGTTGGTGGGTTGATGCCCAACTTGACAAGCTCGGCCTCTAGGTCGGACCGTCGAGCCGCTAACGCCTTCTGGTTCGCCAACACCTGCTGCAACTCACGTTCCGCCAACCGAACACGCGCAATCACATCCATCAAACTAACCTCCCCAATACTCAGCCATCCAACGTCGAATCTTGCGCCTAGCCCTCTGACTAGCATTGTCAACCGACTTCGGAGCAATCCCCGGAACCTCGTCTAAAGAATAACCCATCCGCATATACGCTAAGCATATACGCTCCTGATCAGTCAGACCACCATCCTCTAAGAACTTACTGAACTCACTCCATGCCTGCTTGAACGCGACCTCCTCCTCAACAGGAGCTACCCGAAGACCACGTTTAGTGTCCCAGACCGCATCCTCGTCCGCATCCTCATCAAGATGGGATGTCGCCGGTATCGCATCGCGATTGAACTTAGCCTTCCGTGTATGGGACCGGTCAAGGAGGTCCTTAGCGTCCCGTTGTGCGACGCTGATTGCGAACCGGGCGAAGTTATGTTGGCCGTCCCAGAGTTGGATAGCTTCCCACACGCCGAGCATGATGACGGTTAGCACGTCGCCCATATCGCCGTCTCGGTAGACCATGCACCGTGCAAGTGCGCGTATAGGGTAGTCCATACGGCGCAGTATGGACTTGAATGCGAGTTCATCGCCTGCACGGGCACGGTATATCTCGCTATGAGGAATGGGCATCTGCGATCCACTCTCTAAGTTGGGTTCTAGGGTTGTCGAGTCGCTCCCATGTTTCGCCCAGGTCTGAGCAGCCAGGTGGTAGGTCTATGATCCTAGATGAAACCCCATAGTCTGCGAGCAGCTTGATGGTTCGTTTAGCGTTCTCGGTCTCGGTTGTGCCACGGTCGTACGCTATGTAGGCGTTAGTGGTGTAGCGTGTCACCCAGAACGCTTGTGACTTGGACAGGTAGCTACCTAACGCGCCGATAGTGGGGATGCCTGCAGCGACGGCTGCAATCACGTCGAATGGGCCTTCCGTCACTACGCAGTAGCTGAGTGTGTACATCTGCTTCTTAGACTGGTGGAGCGCGTAGGGATAAGTGCGAGTATGCTCGCAGTCCGAGCAGTAACGCCTGCCGGGCGAGTTGGTCCTAACGAGTGCGCCTACCTGTGCCCCCCACGGGTCGGTTAGCGGGATACCTACCCCAGCGTTAGCCTCATACAGACCGAAGTAGGGGATCACCCACTCGGGCAACCCACGTCCAGTAACATAGTCGTAGACGCGTTTAGAGACCTCCATCTTACCGATCCACTTCGCTAACGGGTGTGGACGGGTCTTGGACCGGTGCCTGCTCGAACGAACCGATCCGGTAGACACGCCTATGGCGACTATTGCTGCTCTCGCCCCGCCCATTTGCATGGGGTGCTGGTTGAGAGCCGCGCACCCAGCCGGGTGCTGGACTACCTACTAGTATGATGACACCGGGTTGTTTGCTCATACATCTTCCTCATCTAGAAAGGCTGCGAACTCGTCGATCTCGGGTTCGATACCCATACGGTCACGCACTAGCTTGACCTGCTCCCACAGTTCGGACCGAACTGGGGTTATCGCTTCGTGCAGCTTATCCTTGCCGTGATACTTTGTCTCTCCCCAAGTGTAGTGCGCCCCACTCTGGGTGATGATTCCAACCTCCTGGGCCATCTTAGCGATGGTCTCGGTTGGGTCTGGTTTGCGGCCATCGAAGTAGAACTGGATGTCTGGGCAGTCTCCATCCTTGGGGCCTGTCTTCGCACCATGCACGAACAGACGTGAGTCTTGGACCTCGACACGGACCTCAACACCAACGACGCGGTTGTCTTCTAGAATGGGTGCTCGTCGAGCGAACATCATTCGGCAGTCAAACATGTGGTGGAATGCGTTCCCACCTGGACTGATGACTGGGATCACGTAGCTACCCATCGTGCCGAGCTTCAATCGGCCCTGATTGACAACGATGAGTGTGGTGCCCGTATCGTCGAACGCGTCCCGAACATCGGGTATACCCTGCGTGTTTGTACGCGCACCCTCAGCGATGGCGAGCTTGGAGCCATAATCCTTCTTGTCGTACTTAGTCATCGCTTTGGGGTCGGTTGGCATGTGCGCGGTCGCGCCATAGCTATCCCACAAGCCAGCCGAGTAGTGGCCCGACCCACCCAAAGCAACAAGCACCTTGTAAGTCTGATCCAGGTTGGCTGGCTTGATGATCTCTATACGGTCGGTATCACATCCGTGCATACGGGCCCACGAGTAGATCGTCTTCTTGAGGACTCGTTCAGTGTTCACTAGGAACACAGGCCGATCATCATGCTTCTGGATCGCGCCCAGCCACTCGTAGCCAGTTGTGCTCTTGTGGGCACCCTTCAACCCGTAGAGTTCATACCGAGCGCCACGCACCAGCCCACCGAGTCCACGAAACAGGATTTCGTCGAACTCGAACCGGCCAGTCGGTATGATGTCCTTCGCCCGGTCGATTGGACGCCACTCTTCCTCGTCCAGTAGACCTTGTAGCTCCTTGCCGAGCACCGACTTAGTTAGCTCGTGGATTGCAGCCTGGGCCTTTGTCTTCCTAGCCACCTACACTCCACCCTTCAACACAAGATCGAGCAGCCAGAGTGCGTCGGCCTCGTTATCGTCCTTGGGTTGCCACCCGTTCTCGATAGCTGCGACGACCATGCCCTCCTTGCTAGCGTTCCCCTTACCGGTCGCGTGTTTCTTGATCGTCCCGACTGGAACACCCATGTAAGGTATCCCATGCTTACCGCACCACATGGTTAGGACGGCCAGGAAGCCACCGTAGATATGGGATGCGTCCACGCCCCGATGGGCACGAACCTCCTCGTAGTAGACTTCAGCTAGGTCGCTGGTCGCAGCATATACCTCTTCGAGCGTCTTCTCAAACTTGATGAATCGCATCTCGTGGCTCATGTGCCGTGAGACCGAAAACGACCACACACCTGAGTTGACGAGCCCATGCTGATGCAACGCCCAGCCCATCTGTGTGCCCAAGTCGAGCGCAAGAACCGTAGTCTCAACCTCATACATGTCTATCAGCCCCTATACATGCACGAGGCGAACGCCTTGACCCCAAACACGAAGGCAATGATGCAGAACGCAACTGCCAGGCACTCCATCACTAACACCTCCCTCAAGACTGAACAAAGACCAGACCCTGACAACGCATGAACGCACGGCCCATTGTGGACGCATTACGCACCCGCTGCGTGAGTGCTGGGTCGTGGGTCAGCCCGAACAGGTCTTCGAACTTACTGACATTGAGACTCGACCACAGACATCCAGCAATCCTAGTGGCTTAGACCCCCACCAAGATACAAGCCCTGCTGGAACTCCAATCTCGTCTAAGGCATCAGCTAGCTTCCACAAATGCTTAGCTCCGAATAGCGATCCAGCGTTCCATAAGAGCCCCAAGCAGTTCATCCCCCAGGTAGGGGGGGCTTGGTGGCCCCCCTACCTGTATGGCCGGACCTACTCGTTCGCGAACGGGTTGAAGTCGTCGTCGTCCACACCGATCTGGACCGAAGCGCCCTTAGTCTCCTCCACATCGAAGGTGCTTACCGTGGCTGCTGCACTGACTGCGGGTGCGTTCTCACCGTGGATGGCCGCGTTCATCTGGTCCAAGGTCATCTGCTCCAGCCACGCGGCCTGGACAGCCTCAATGGAAGCCTCGAACACAGCGATGTGATCCTTGGTCATCCGAACCGACTTCTCATGCTTCTCGACCTGGTACTCGGGCGGACCGTCACCGGTCTTGCCCTTGGCGATGGAGTGGATGCTGATGTCACAGCCAGGCTCCTCCAGGCTGAGGTAGACAGGTGACGACTCGCGCGTCTCCTCGGGGACCGCAGCGTCCTGCGAACTGAGGATGAAGCTGTTGATCGCCTCCTTGATCTTGCGCGGCCCCTCCAGGCAGTGTGGGGCCGCAGTCGTGATAGCCTTGCCATCCGGCCCCGTAGAGAACTCCCACCGAATGATGGGGATGCGCCAGACAGCGGACACCTGGGTCGTGAACATGCCGGCCTTGTAGCCAATGACCGACGCCACTGGATCGCCGTTCGGCAGCTTGAGTTGAAGGACACGCGACTCAAGCGACGGGGCGAAGATGAGTGGGAGCGCACGATCACGATTGCCCAAGAACTGGGCCGGGATGAAAAGCTGACACTTCTTGGTGAACGAGTCGTCCATGAGCCGAATCCGAATCCGGTTGCCACTACCGATCTTAGCACACCGTAGGATCGTCGGGATTCGCTCCTTAGCACCCTCCGCGAACTGCTCCTGCGCCTCTGCGTCCGCCTTCAGGTGAGACCAGAGTCCCTTCGCCTTAGCCTGCATCTGTTCCTTAGCCATTTGCACGTCACCTCTTAGAGCTTGTTGATGAGTGTTTGCCTCATCGTCCCGAGTGCGCGAAGCGCCTCGATTCTAACCTCGATACCCTTAGCCCATCCCATTAGTGTTCCTAGGTCATATGATGCTTTGATGGCCCGTGCCTTCAACATAGCCCGGATCGCTTCCTGCCCCGGTAGCTTGGTCTTTTGGACACCCGCATCCAGGAACGCGTCTATGCAGTAGGCGACCCAACTTGCTTCCAATGCTTCCCATTTGGCCTCTAACGCGTATCGCTTCGCTAGAACTCGTGACCCATCTCGCGAGACATCCTCCAAGCAGGAGATGACATCATCGAGTGAAGCACAGTTGCTCCCCAGGTCACTGTATGTGCTTGGGCTTCCTATCGCTATCGCTAGCAGGTCGGACTTTGCCACTTCACTTATCGCGTTCGCTACCTCGGCTGTGAACTTCTCCACCAAGTCTCCATGTGTCACTTCGCTCGCTGCCTCTGCCCTTAGCCATTGTCCGTATGCTTCTGACAGATTCACTGATCTCTAGCCTCCATCAAGGGCTTGACGGCAACCGCCCAGAAGAGGCTACCGCAAACCTTATACACGTAGTTCAGCATGATGAGTGCTGGCATGAACTGCCCAAATGCGATGGTGGGGAATAGCACAGAATCGAAGAACGCGCTTACCGCGTTCGACCGCATCGACCGCTCCATCCACGAGGTCCGCAACAGTAGCTGATACAGGATCGCATCCACAGTGAACGCTACGGCAAACGCTATCCCACTCGCCAACGCCACCATCTGCGTACCCGCAAACAACGCCGATAACGCCGACCCAGCCAGCACAAGCAACGCCAACCGCCTCCCCAACCCCTGCTGCCACCTCTGGTGCAACATGTCCCGTATCACCATGTCCGCACCAATCAACACGAAACTAACCGGCCCAATAGCAGCCGGACCAACCTTGGCAACCAACACGTTAGCCGCAACAATCGTACCAAGGTATAGACACAGCAACACGACTACCATCAAACCTCACCACCTACAAACTCCATCATCTCCCCCATTGACCCATATCGTATACCTACCTTGACCTCTACGTCAAGCATAACTTCTGGGACAGGTGATCGGGTCATGACATCTTCGATGATGGGGATAGCTCGTGGGACGTGTTTAGGTTCACAGGATAGGACTACGGAGTCGTGAACGAAGAGGATGGGGAAGCAGTTGAGTTCTTGGTCGCGCATGATTTGGTCGAGTTCAGTGATACGGAGGCAGACCATATCGCTGCTTGCGGACTGGATGGGTGCGTTCTTTGCCATACGGACGCCCTGTGCCCTAACTGCTTCATCTTGGCTGGTCATGTAGGCACGTAGTCTCCGCTTGCGGCCAAACATGCTACGTACCTCGTAGGGTGGTTCGCTGACCTGGTATTCGATCCGGTCGAAGTACTCGAAGAAGGTTGGGTAGAGTGAACGGAGCCGAGTTAGGGCCTCGTCGGCCTTTTCGACGGACACCCCTAGTTGAGCGGCTGAGGATGCAGGTGACTGACCATACATGGTTGCTAGGAAGACCTTCTTCACGAGTGCGCGTTCGATTGCTGACTTGTCGAGCGAATCATCCTCATACACGAGTCTAGCCTGCTGTGTGTAGAGGTCTACCGGCACGTTCTTGATGCGGCAGGTTGGGCAGATACGTTCGCCCTCATACCGTGTCCCGCATTGTGGGCAGTCACGCAACTTGAAGAGGTGGATAAGGCCAGGGTCGAGGCTATACATGACCGCAACCCGAACCTCGGCCTGGGAGAGATCGGCGTCTATCAGGACGTGGCCGGGGTGTGGCAGGAAGATAGCCTTGCAATAGCTAGGTATCGTCTGCACGGCTGGATTGACATAGCTGAGGCGGCCTGTAACGGTGCCTGCCAGGTTGGCGTCGGGCCAGACAACCCAATCCTTCTTGCCATACGGTTCCGCGAACTCGATGATGTTGTCGATGTAGGACGACGACATCTTGCTCAGCCGCCTGAAGTGCAGGATCGCGTTACAGAGCGACTTTGCACCCTCACCTACATCTGGGTCGGATAGCACAGCCAGCAACGCGTCCTCTGCAGTCGATGGGGCACCCGAGTCCGTCTTCACAGTCACAGGCACACCCATCTGGTCATACAGTACCTTCGCTAGCTGCTTCGTGCTACCTGGGTTGAGGCCTGGGTTGCCGGCCAGGACGCGAACCTTCGTTTCCGCCTGGGCGATAGCGGTCGCGAGCGGGACCTTGACCTCAGTGAGTAGGTCCTTATCCACATACAGTGGTCGGGCCATGATCCGGTCGAATACGCGCATGACCGGCCGAATCACTAGCTCCTCGGTCTTGATCAGGTCTTCGTCCGCTAGCATGGCCTTGAACTTCTCAGCCAGTAGATAAGTAGCTAACGCATCCTTACACGCATACTCGAACACTGTCTGGGGCGGGATGCTAGACATCAGGACCGGCGCACCCGCCTGCACAAGTGCATCGTATACCCGGTCCGCAAACTCGTTCCGCACAACGGCTGGTGTATTGGGCAGGATGCCCTTGACGAATGCGCGTGTGCTCGTCTTGTTACGGAAGTCATTGCTAGCCCACCCACCGAACGTGCGATCACTGGACTCGAACTGACTGAGGACCACTTCGATCTCGGACTGGTCAAGTTGGTCGGGTGTGCGAACAGACATGTATCGGTCGATCTCGTCACTGTAGCGAGGCCAGTTGAGGTAGAGTTCCGCAAGTGCCTTCAAGCCACGCCGAACGGTCCCATCGTCACTCGACTTGCTCACACCCTCCTCGGCCAACAGGTTGTAGACCAGACGGGTATCCCAATCAAAGAGATCGGGCGGGGTGGAGTAGTGGGTCGTTAGCCACTGAGCGTCAAACTTGGAGTTGTGGCCCACGATCAGGACGCTATCATCGCCGTAGAGGGCCGTGATTGCCCGTACAGCGCGTTCCTGGGCAGTGGGCGTCCTGGCAAACAGGGAGTGGCCGGGCCCACCGCACATCGCAATCCCGACGATCTGGGCGTAGTCGGTGCGTGGGTTGAGGCCGTCCGTCTCCAAGTCCACAGCTAAGAACCCGGTGGTCTTGGCCTCATTGATGACGGTTCGAATGGCATCGTCCGTCCCCGACAGAAACTCACAGTTGCTGATTGTTTCCGTCTCAAGGTCCTCACCCCGGATGTATCGGACAGCGGTCTCCAGGTCACGCTGGAGTAGTATCTGTAGCTCACCGCCCCCGCCACGTAGGATGTAGGATGGGTGGAGGGTTGGCAGGACCGGGATTGGTGTCCCGTCTGGGTTACGGAACCGACTGTCCACGATCTTGCCACGAACGGACATGATGCCGGATATGCGTGGTATCACGCCAGCCGCGTACGCGGCCACATTCCCGAGTGCGACAATCAAGAGTCGCTCGTGCGATTCGATCTCTTCGGTCAGGACGTGCTCAAGACAGCCGTCAATCTCCGTCTTGGTTGGGTTGGGGTCGTCAACGACAAACGCTTTGCATGAGTTTGTGATGTAGCAGCCAGCGAGTGGGAAGTCGGTCGCATTGGCGGCTTCGTTCAGTAGCTGGCCGGACGGGCCAACGAACGGTAGGCCACGTTCAGCTTCCGTCTTACCGGGCGACTCACCCAACACGACGACAACCGAATCCACAGGTCCACGCGCAGGAACAACGATCCCCTTTTGGCAACGACCGCCTGGGCAGGTCATGAATCACGACTCCGTTTCTCGTCCGGCCACGTCTTGAATACCGGACCGAATAGGTCTAGGTCGCAGCACAGATAGATGATGCGTAGCAGCTTCTGGGCTAGTGTCCTATACGCTGCCCGTTCACGCGGGTTGGGTGTGATATAGCCGTCCGTATCACCTGAGATGCGGTAATACTCATAGAGCAGTGCCGCCTCGACTTGGTTGCTGACATCGGCTGGGTAGGTCAACCAATCGTATCCAGAATCTACGATGTAGCTGACCTCACTCACGTACCCGTGCAGTATCCGACTAATGAACGCGATCAGCCGGCGCGGACCCCACAGGCCCAGGTAGTCGCTAAGGCTAAGATCAGTAAACCTACACTCGTACTTAGCATGTCCCGCCGTCTCAGCCAGGAATCCACGGCCAAACTCATCATGAGTGAGTGAGCTAGCCCGTCCCATATGGGGCTTCATGTGGCGGCGTGGCATAAGCATGTAGGCAACCCACTCATCAATCAGGGACTGGATGTGTGGTGGTCGGTCGTCAATATACTGGTCGCCGTAGTTGGATGTCAGCACAGAACGGATAAGATGCTCAACCCGTGGGTCCTGGCTGAACAGATACTCCATGTATACGATCCCGTCCCGCTTACGGCCTACGCGCGATGCCGCCTGCACAATGTCATACAGTGGGACAAGATGGTTCTGGGTTGAGGTCTGGGCGATGATGCCCCAAGACACATCGAAGTCGATGCCTGCAACCAGAGTTGTGGTGTGGATAAGAACGTCGATCTCGCCCTCCGCGAACATCTCCTCGATTGACTCGCGTTCCGCTATCGAGAGGTCAGCATTGTGAAACCGAACGGTCGGGTAGGGCGGCTTCAGCGCAAGCCGATCACAGAGTTCGTACCCGTACCGTTTACTCGCTACAAAGATGAGGCCCGGCTCGTGCTTGGCGATATGACCACCAACGATGCCGGGGATCGCCTCATCCATTCGTAGCTCGGGATACCGGACAAGCCGCTCATAGGGCCGACCGCCCTGAAGATGCTCCGTTAGAACCTTGGTGTACTGCCGATCCAAGTGCTTGAACAGCGTCTCGTTACCCGTCGCGGTCATCGCGAGCCCAGCGTGTCGATTGGGGATCGAATGTGCAAGTGCCTGATACATCCATCCGCGTTCGGGGTCGAGTATCAGATGGTACTCATCCAAAATCACGTATAGGGAGTCGTTACGCCAGTACTGAGAGTCGGTATACAGGCTGCTAAAGAAGTGCAACGCCATCTCGGGTGTGCAGACAATGTATGTCTTGCCGCTAGCCGCTGGTATTGGGTCCAACCCACCAATGCTCAAGATGACGCCAGCATCAGGTATCCGAGCCGAGATTGTGTCGTAGACCTGCTTGCAGAGTGCCCGGTAGGGCGTCACATACAGGATCACAGGCGAGTCATTGTAATAGCCACTAGCCCCCGCCTTCTCGGCCCATGCTTCAGCGGCTGCTAACGCGACCATAGTCTTGCCTGCGCCCGCATACGCCAGGAACGCGCAGAACTTGTCTACCTCGATCTCTTCAAGGATGGTTTCCTGAACAGGAAACCAAGACTCTAACCCAAACCTGCCAGGATCGGGTATCTCCATCTAAACAAACCTCCCCCATTGACTCATGTACCATTCGCCTGCTACAGTAGCTCCTAGCCAAACGACGACCACTACCTGCTCCACCCTCCCTCTCAGGGCGGCACCCATCTGCCAGGGTGCCGCCCACCCTATTCCGCTGGTACGTGATATAGGGTGAAGTGGTCTGATCCCCGTTTCGGCGACTCCCACTTGATAGCGTCAACACCGTGCCGCCTCACCATCTGATGTATCCATTGGCGGGACACGCCCTTCCGGTCTGCCCACTCATTTGGGGTCAGATACTCGTTGAGTGGGTGTTGGAGATCGAGCCCGTTCTCTATCGCGCGATCCAGGCTCAGATTGAAGCCTGGGTCGGTCTTCAACATGTCCTGTATCATCAGCTTCAGCGGCTTGAGCCGGATCAGCACCTTACCGGTTGCAACACGGGCCTCAACCCCGTCCACAAGCCGACCATCCAGCAGCCGCTTCTTGACCTCACGCGCAATCTTGCGGCCCGCAAACTCACTATCAATCCATCGAACCCAGATCACCAGGTCATCGTTCACCACTAAGACCAGCTCCATTCCAAAGCGACCGATACAAATGATCAGCCGCATCAAAGTCAAGCCCACCATATAGCAACTCAGTCCGTATCACACCCATCCGGTAAGCAATGCTTACCTGTGGGTCAATGAGTCGGATGTATTTGTTGCGTCGTTCGTCGGTTGACTCTCTGATTGCGCGGACTGCTGGCGGCTCGCCAACGATCCCAACTGCTTCGCTGAACCCGCATTGCTCGACGGCCATGACTAGCCCGTAGATGTCCGTTGCATACCCCGAGCAGCGGCACCCGAAGCAGAACCAGTTCTGGTTGCCACCGTCCTCATACACGTAGCAGGACGGGTCGTTATCTTCATGGCTTGGCACTGGGCAGAGGCACTTCCAACCCCTACGAGCGGGGATTAGCCGGACGCCCTTGCTTTCCAGATAGTCACGGCAGGTCATACGGACTCCAGCCCCCCATCTAGGCCCATCCCATGCACCATATCGTCTACGGACATCCGGCTGGATGCGTCATACCCATCGAGCGGCTTGACACGGCCAGTGCTGAAGTTCAGTGAGAACACATCAACGAACATGCTTGGGCAGCCACGCATCTTCACCCATGCGAGCTTCATGTCGCGTGACACAGGCAACTGCACACCAGTGTTCTCACAGGCCAGCTTGTCATAGTCTGGATTGAGGTGCCGTAACTCACCGATCCCGTCTGCAGTCTGTGAGATGACGCCCGCACCATACATGATGTTCTCACGGCTCGGGGCACGTTTCCATGAGTCCAGCTTGTTCTGCGCGACCACGAAGATCGGGATACCAAACTCCAACCCAATGTGCTTGAGTTCACGGACCGTCTCACCAATCACCGACCAGTCCGTAGCGTTCCCATACGTCGTCGATGGCCGAACCAACGTCAAGTAGTCAACCAACAACAACCCTGGCCGCTGCGCCCGCTGAATGTCCCACAGTATCTCACGTATATCGTCCGTCGTCCCACAGTGATTCGGACCAATCATCACAAACTCACCCGGCAACTGGTCCGATATAGCCTGCTCAACTTCCCGAACAAAGTAACTACGCACATGAGAACTCGCATCGTGCGTATCAAACACACGATAGTCGTTCCCGGTAAGTGTGCCGGCTATCCTGTACGCGTTCCGTTCCCACTCCATCTCGGCTGATGCGTATACGGCCACATGACCTTGTTTAGCTGCATGTAGAGCTACGTGGTTGAGGACCCATGTTTTGCCGACGTTGGTGATACCGGTCAGGAAGATGAGGTCACCGGACCGGAATCCGCGTGAGAACTTATCGGTTTTAGGGAAGCCGGTATAGATGGGTGGGCTATCGGACCCATAGGGTGGTTCGGACACTAGTTTGGGTAGTGATGCGGTGAGTGGGTGGTATGCGATCTCGTCCTTATCGCCGTTCCCCCGCACCCACAGCGTTGTTGATCGGAGTCGTGAGATCAGGTCACGAAGTGGTTTGGTTGGGTCGCCTGTGAAGTCGGCTAACTGGGTTGCAGCTAGTGAGCTAGCGTCCAGATATTCGTTGTAGGCCCTGAGCGCAACAAGGTGCTGCAAGCTATCGACCACAGTTGCCTTATCAGGTCGTGGGTAGCCTGCGATCTGGCCTACAGTTGTGCCTTCACTGCTTGCAACGGCTGGAGTGTCTTCCTTAGCCTTGGCGAGCAGTGCCTCCACGGTTATGACTGCGTTCGTTGATCGGTAGTACTTGACCGAATCACACACGATCCGATAGAGCGTGTCACGAGTCCATTGAGCACCCTCGTAATGCTCCAGTAACCGCGTGTGAAACCCTCTAGCCAGGGTGAAGCTGGCAAGGTCGTCGTCCGGGTCGCCAGCTACATGGAGGAGCGCCCTGGCTAGCACTAGCCTATGCGCTGAGTAACCATGAAGCTGACTCACTGTTCATCCCCAAACTCCGTTGTCTGTTGGAGCACACGATCAAGATCACGGCACGTCCACATACGCTTGTTAGGATAGAACTCCCACAGGAACGTTAGGATCGACCCCACCAAGTAGCCCTGCTCGCGCTGGGCTACATACAGCTTAGCCCATACACAGTCCTCGTTCTCATACTCGACCTTACCAACGAGAAGCCGGCTGAGCGTAACCTGACGTGGACGCTGCTCGTCCGGCTGATCACTGAATGGTGGTGACGACCGGAACCCGTCTGTCAGGTCAAACCCACCCCCAATATCGGACCGCGATTGGTGCGTAAAGCTCCACGTCAACTCGTCCGAACTAATCGACCTACCATTGCACTCCAACTCACATGCCGTCTTCGGCAAGAACAACAACGGCTCCAACCCACCACGAACAGGGATGGCCGTCATCAACGCATACCGATCAACTGGCAGATCAACCTGACACACCACCAACGGAGCATTGGCCTTCAATACCCCACGAGTACGCAACTCTGACAACCTAGCCTTATTGAACGTCACACCCGCTAACCGAGGACTCGCTACCCACGGCTTATGAACAGCAACCTCAGCCAACGTACCCTTCACCCACTCCCGACACTCATCACTCGGCCAACTTACCATCCCTACACCTCTCCCCTCAAAATACCTACCAAACACTCCTCAACAGAGTGCCTAACAGTAAACTCCTGTAACCTACCACTGAATGACACGATCAGTGGTAGGTTGTGATCGAGCCGGTACATCACGACCTCAACCAACTTCTGTAACGCCCACCCTGGTACCTGACCCCTCGTATCATACCCGTAGAGACCGAGAACGTCAATCCCATGTTCATATTCGAGGTTAGGTGATCCGTCCGTATAGGGTGCGTGGTAGACTTCTCGGTCGATGTGGTAGTACTTCGACCTCAACCCCAACACCGATGTCAGTGCTACAAGCTGCCTGGTTAGAACCGTACTCCCCTGTCCCTCTAAGATATATGCTGAGCGTATACGCTTCGATTCCTGTTCGGTTACGAGTTGGGTAACTTCATCCTTAGTGGCTTGGCTAAGGTCTAACTCGTCCCTAACCTTCTCTAATCTGCTCACTAAACTAGAAGTCCCTAAAACAACACCACCCCCTACGGGCTGGATAACCGCCACCCCCCCTAAAGGGGGTGGCGATCCGAGCCCCTTGGGTGTTGTTAGGACCTTAGTTAGCAGCGTATATGCTTCTCGCGCGTGTACGCGCGTACGCGTACGCGAGGGGTTGATCCAATCTAATACCGGCTCTAAGTCTATTGGGCTGAGATTAGCGTTAGAGCCATCCAACCGAATAGCAGTAGCCCTAGCCTCTTCGACAGATATACGGGCAGCACAGGGTTTGTAAACAGTGATACCACCTTCTTCGCCGACAGCGATGAGTCCGTCGCACTCGCCGGACCGGAACTTCTCGCCCGAGCAGTCACCGCATTGTGGGTGGTGTGGTGTCTTCATCGTAATCTTGGAGTCCTTCCCCATGCTCAGAAACGCTAGCTTTGCCCGTTATTTGCCCCCAGGAGCCTCTGAGAGCGTTGTAGAGTGTTCCGATACCTACTCGGTGGTGGTACGTGGCTCTGGGGGCCTGCTAACGCGATTTTCTCGGGTGACGATCCATTCAAGTGTTCCGATGAGTGTATCGCACGTAAAGCGGTGCTGCTTGCTGGTCGTTGGCATATCACACCGCTGAGCCCGCCATCCAGGCTTCGATGACCCCTCACCCAACGGATTGACCCACACACTTATCCGATAGATATGGCCCGAAGGAGTAGTGATCCGCCACACAGTATTGGATTGGTCCCCCTTCGGGGGACCAACCAACTGGTTGATTATCCAGTCTGGTAGTTTGCGGATACGATGGCTTCGTTTAGTCATTGGGTTCTCCATTCGGTGATGGCTTGATCGTTGAAGAGGTCTGCGGCTCGCCAGGGGAGCCATGTCTCGTTGGTCTTGTTCGTGTAGTACCAGCTGATGAACTGGGTTAGTTCGGTATCTGCAAGCCCATACCTGTCCGCTGCCTGCTTGAGCGCACCCATCTGCAACCTCATGAACTTACGCTGATCATCCTCATACAACCTCGGGTAAGCACCACCAGAAACACGCATGAACTCCCTAGCAATCAAGTGCGCCATCTTATAGTAGTTGTTGCCCATTGGTTGCCTCCCTCTCCATCTTCTTCTTGAATGATGGGGTAATGTGTCCTACGTGTCGAATAGTGAAGCCACGATGGTTTAGCATATCGAGTTGTCGTTCTGAGTGGTCACGCAGGTATTTAGCGCGGTCCACGAAGGTCATGATGTCGCAGGTTGGCTTGGTTGCCGTGCCGTCCTTGATGTTTGATCTCATGCACCGCCATGATTGGGGGAATGCGACCTTGCTATCACCTGCACACGCATAGACCACTGAGTCCAGGAACGGCAAGTCAATCGCCTCAGTAAGCAATGTAGAGATCAGAATGCTGAACTCACCATCACGCAACCCATCAAACGCAGCCCACCGCGCCTCCTCACCATGTGACCCATATACCCACCGCGCCTCCGGCATCATCTCCAACAACCGCTCACCATGCTCAACACGAGTAACCAACACAGCAACCGTCTTACCACGCTTCGCCTGGTTACGGCAGAACCTAACAATGGCATCATTACGCACATCGTTAGTTGTCACATATGCACGGTAGTAGGCTGCGTATTTACTAGCACCGCTGGTTTCATCGTGGTCATCGAGTTGTATGCCACGTTGTGTGGGCATGTGGTAGACCCAAAATGTGGGTGTTGCCAGGATGGGTGGGTTGAGGTTGATATAGAACTCGTATGGGCGTGAGTAGACAACGGGGCCGAGTACGGACTCGATGAGGAGTTGGAGGCCCATATTGCCTTCGGGTGTGCCAGACAGCCCAAGCCTGTATTGTGCGTTCCCCATCTTCTTGAGCAGGGTCTGGTAGATGGGTGCGCTCGCATGGTGGCCTTCGTCCACAACGACCATGCGAACCGAGCCGATCCGATTGATTACCTTCGGCCTGCGGCCTGCTGGATAGTCCTGGGTCTGATCCCATGACGACATCAACGATTGGACCGTTGAGACCGTTACCGGCTGCAGATCGCACACCCCACCGCCTAGAATGCCCACTGGCTGGCCCAGTTGCCTCTGTAAGACGCTGCGAGCCTGAACGAGTATCTCTTTCCGCTCGCAGAGGAACAGGACCTCCTGGGTCAAACCAGCGTCCAACATGGTCTTGATCGCGCTCGCGGCGATGTAGCTGGTCTTACCGGACCCCATCACAGAGTGGATGAATCCGTAGCCGCCGTAGTCGATCCATGATTGGACCGCTTCCCACTGGAAGTTGAACATGCCTGGCAAGGTTGAGATTGTGCAGCCAATGGGGAGGATGCGGTCCGGCCTGCGAGCACGGCAGAACTCTACCTCATAGCCATTCTGGCGGAGCACTTCCGCAACACGATGCAAACACCCAGTCGGGAACCACGGGTGCAATGGATCGTTCGCACGGTTGAACTTCAACAACGAGACCGTGCCGTCCCACCCACCACCCATCCCAAACCCCGGCCTCTTGGCCGAGGGATGAACATACGACATCGCATGACGTACCTTCGGCATCACAGCGTCATTCCAACCTACACCACCCAACCGAGACCAAATCGGGTCCAACTCCTCCAACACTGCCTTCATCAAGTCACCTCCAACAACCATAGTACTGCGCTGCTACGTAAACGTCAAGTGCTATTGACGTTTAGGGGTGGTTGGATGTAGGATTTGTGTTTATGGACTTCTACTTGGCGAATTGGGATGAGATGTGGTCTAAGTGGCCGGTGATTCGGGACAAGAAGGTCGATTCGGTTCTTGTCTCGGCGTTTGACATTGTACGCGCCAAGATGCGTGGTCAGTCGGCGCGTTCGGTGTTGTCGAAGCGGCTGGATGCGTTAGCTAATCAGCATTGGCCGTACAACATCATGCTTGATCCTGGCACTTACTCGATTGCCCAACTAACGGGCGACAATGAGCGTGTTGGGCGTGGGGTTGGGTATCGGAACACATCGGCTCGGTTGAAGCGTGGTATGGAGTGGGTGTCTAGGGTTCGTGATGTGGAGTGGGTGCTTGCGTATGCGGACGCGTACGCATGGTGTGCATCTGAGCTATCGGACGCATTGAGTGATCGGACCCTCACCGTCATGGAGTTGGACTTCCAGGAGTGGGTTAGCACGGACGTGATTAGTCGATGCCGGTCCGTTGTGCAATCGGTTGGCCGACCCGTGCTCTACATCTACAAGGGGCTTGTAGGACCTGACCTAGACCAAGCAATGGAGCAGGCGGACAAGTCCAGCTATCCGCAAGCGCAGCTTGAAGGGCTACGTCTCAAGCACCAAGATTGCTTCTACAAGGACATCGAGAAGTTGGCGATTGGGACGCCGTACTACGCGTTAGGCGGTCAGTTCGGCATGTTAGCGCCCGAGGGACACCGCGAACATGGGTTAGGGGTCGCGTCCATACAGGAGATGCTGGATTGGCGATACACGAGTGTGGATAGCTCTCGATGGCTTGCCCCGTCCTACTGGGGCGAGTTGGACGTGTTTGACCGATCTGGCATGATGATGAAACGTGTGCCGTGCAATCCACGTCGTAAAGGGTTTGATCCTGAGCCACTGAAGCGGCTGTTCCTACAGCCAGGCACGGATCAGGAGTCGATTGGCAAGTTGGTAAGGTGGCAGATCGGTGAGTGGCAGTCTGCCATGCTGGCTGTTGATCGGTATTGGGAGAGGTGTAGCCAGTGATCAAGTGGACAACCATTGAGGTTGACCTAAGCCTTGTTGACCCCGATCCACGCAACCCGAACAACATGACCGATGCGTTACGCGCCAAGCTCGCTAAGTCGCTTCAGCGGCCCTACGGCCAGTTTGATGACATCAAGCTACGTGACCACCCAACCAGGTCAGGCCGTTACATGCTGATCGGCGGCCATCAGCGTGTAACCGTCATGAAGGAGTTGGGCTGGCAGACAGCGACCGCAAAGTACGCCGGCCCGTTGGATGACAGCTACACCCTGGAAATCATGATCAACGACAACGAGTTACGGGGTGAGCCGGACCCGACTGCGACCGCGTTAGTGGTCGCTGAGTTAGAAGACCTGCACACGAAGTTGGGTGACCTGGGCGAGTATCGGGACGCGTTAGCGTATACCGACGAGCAGCGTGACAACCTACTCTCACTTGCAGCCAGCCTTGACGATAGCAGCAGCTTCCTGGACGACGTTCTCTATGGTGGCGGGGACGAGGAAGGTAGACCGGAACGCAAGACGAGCGCGGAAGTCGTGATCCGGTTCGGGTTCTCCGATGTCACACTCGCTCGCGAATGCATCCAGAAGCTCTGGAAGCTGCTCTACGACTTCGGTGAAGTGGGCGATAAGCCGAAACGGAACTCGCTCAAGATACCCGTAGAGTTCCTGGGAGATGCACTGAACAGACTACTGACGTATCTTAGCACTTGACGTAAGGGGCCTGGGGGCCTACTATGGCAATGGAGTCGCCGATCAATAACCCTCTCTCGGTCACATACCCCTACACCACCCCACCTACCACGCCGCATTGGTCGGCGACTCCGCCATTACAACTGGGTGTAGCGTAGCCTGGAGAACGCGGCTGCCCTGGGAGCAGCAGATCGTTGGTTCGAATCCAACCACCCAGACCACTTGACGTTCATAGGGTTCGCATGGTATAGTTCTTCTCGGTGTTCCTTTCGGTATATCACGGCATGAGGCCACACCGGGGCGGGTGTGGCCTCACTCTTTGTACCTACGCTTGTTGTGGTGTGGCTAGGGTGTTAGGCTAGTGGGTGTAGTTTTGACTGCCTGCCGTGTGAAAGCATGGTGGTTCAGGGCCGGCTTTCGGGCCGGCTCTTTGTCTTATTCGGGCCCTATGGGTCCATCGAAGTCCCAGCCGTGGATACCGAGCACCCAGTATTGGCTTCCGTCTGGGGCGTTCAACTCAACCAAACTCATATCTGGTGACTTCAAGAACGCCTCAGCCATTTTACGGCCATCCTCCCCACCTTGAATGATGAGGTCGCTCCCATCCCCCCGTCGCGACTTGCGATACAGGTCTGCAAGTCGGCTGAGTGTATATTGTGGCACTTGTGGGGTTCGCGCCATGTTGTTACCACTCCTCCCACGGATAGACGAGATCGACTTCGTAGTTAGCTAGCCATCCGTTTACCATCTCACCTGACGAGTAGTAGCGTGGGTCGCTACCTCCGAGTCGCTGGTCGAACACCTCGTCTATGGTGCGGAACCGGATCGTGTAGGTCTCGCCCTTGCTTTCAAGTGTGCCCCAGTTACCTGGTCGGACGCCAGGCACCCGGTAGCTAGTGAACCGGAAGACACGGCGTGGAACTCCAAACTTGTAGGCTAGCCACCAAGCTGCCTGAGCACATTGCTCGTAAGTATTGAGTCCTGTGTTCACGATCCATCTAGTTCTTCGTTCGCCGACATACCATTCGTAGTCCGGGTCTTCCCACGACTGGGGGAACGCTAACCGAACCCCAATCGGGGCGGCCTCGTAAGCTGGATCGTTTGCTATGGGTGGTGCAGTACCATAGACTTCCTGCCACTTACGCATCATGCCTGAAACGATGAACTCGTTCCGATATTCCTCGTAGTCAAGATCAGTCGTTAGCTTCCCAATGATGGGGAACTTGGTTGGATCGTCTACTGTGTCACGTGTTCGTTCGACGAACGTGGCCTTGTTCTCGTCAACGAACCGGCGTGAGTACTGGGGCTGATAGTAGAACTTGCCCTCGTCGTCAAAGAACATCTCCCACCAGTATCCACCCTTTGCATCATGGATACGCTGGACAAACGAAGACATCGACTCACCCATCTCCGGCATCCATGTTGGTGAGGTCGCTTCGTAGTCAGTTAGGAGCAGTGTGCTAACACCGTAGTAGCCGGACTCCTGGTTAGCCGTGGTAACGATCTTCGGGACCGTTCCATCCATCGGCATGTCGATCTCAGAGTGGTCAAGTCCCGCCTTGTAGCGCATCAGATACCACAGGCCAACGTTGTGGAACTTGCCATCGAGCGCGAACGAGGTGTGCGCGGACAGCAAGTTGTAGTCAAGCCGCTTCCATCGGTCCTCTAACTGGATCGTTAGGTGCCGCTGATGCGCCCTCGTGTATTGGGTGAGATCACCGCCTGTCCCAATATTCGCTGGGTAGTCCGCTGGCTTGTAGTCGTACTCGGTTGTAGCTGTGCTATGTGGACCAAGCACCTCTTCGGTCGCATGGGACACATAGCCCCGATAGATCATCGTATCGTCCAGGTAGATGAACACAGGTGCCGCGTCCGTGCGGAGCAGGTGGTTATACTTGCCGTCCGTGTTCCTCAGAACCGCAGTTCCGGTCCGACGCCTATCGTCCAGGCTCTTCCGTATTCGTAGCTCGATCACATCTTCTGACGCGTCCAAACGTTCCGATACGGGCGGCGAGTCGTATGGCAGACCCGTCAACGCAATCATGCCCAAGAACGGGGTGCGTTTCAGGTTGCCGGTCAACTCGACCTTGTAACGAAACTCATCGACTGGTAGGGCACCGGAAGTCAGGGCTGCATACGGCGAATCAACCTCTACGATGGTTGTGGTAACATCTGTGCCCTGCGTTGTCGTTCCAGGTATCTGGCCCTTGAGGTGGTTTGTTTCGCCTGGGTTAGTGATCGCGTTCGAGATGTTGGGGTAGACCTCGGGTATCTCGTCCTCCTCTTCGACCGCCTTGCCAATGTTTAGCTTGCGGCCAATGAGGTAACCGGACGCGGGGTAAACAACGGGCGCGAAGTAAGCAACGCCAGCGCCCTTGAAGCAGACGGACACCCTGCCCTGCCCGTAGAACGCGTAGTCAACTTCCTGCTCCCACGCCGCCTCTACCGTTGGCAAGTCCCACGCAGTGACCTGAATGCTACGTCCACTGTAGAGGTCAGTGATGTTGATGCTGACCGGTGGCCGTGGCTCAATCATCAGCGCAATCGGAGTCCTGGCCCGGCTGCCAGCGCCCGAGGGTGGTAGCACCTGGCAGTAACTCTGCACACGCCAGAGTGATTCCTGTGACATCGGATCGAGCGGATCGCGTGGCTCATACCCATGTATGCAGACCCGATCCAGTTGATCGCCAGTTGTCAGGTCAATGGACCATTGGGCTGCGTGGAATGGGTGGGCGGACGAGCCACCATACGTCGTTGCTGAGTCCTCCGCTACGACCGGCGGGACGGACCCCCACAGTATGCGTAGGAACGGGAGTGGGTTAGCCGTGAGGCTGAGCGGCACCTGATGACACCATGCGAACACCACGAACGGCTGGTTAGCGTCCATGAGTTCCTTGGTCGCTATAACCCCAGTCCTCGGCACATGGACCGCATCATAGAGCGTGTTGGACGACTCAGAGATGATTTGGCTGAACAGGTCTGGCTTGCAGACTGATAGGTCACCCTCTAACGCAATGTCCTCAGTCGCTAGAATGGTCATACTCTCGCCAGTGATTGGGTCACTAGTGAGTGAACGTAGCTGGTGGGGAACCCACGCCGTTGGACCACGGTTACCGTATGAGAAGCCATGCTGCAAAGTCACATAGCCCAAGTCACTACGGTAGATCAAGTTCGAAGACTCTTCATACAAGCCCTTGGGTACGATATATGGGATGCGATCCAAAACCGTCCCTGGCATCGTATGGTAGTCTTCAGGCGTCGCGATGTAGACCTTGAGTGCTTGTGGGTCAGCCACCTAGCTTCGCCCCCCAATCGTCCGTATTCCTGGGCTGCTCATGAAGACGTTAGTCATCAGGTTGACCGCCGCCTGGTAGATCTCCGGCGCATACGCCTCTGGCCCACCTGGGAATGTGACTTCCAGGATGATCCGGCGTGAGTTGGGGTCACCCATGATACGAGCCGTGTCTATCTGAGCCATGAGCGGGCGAATGTATTCAGCGGTTGCACCGGACGGCCCACCGAATATCTCCAGTCCCATCTGGGCGATTGGTGACCTAGCTATGTTCAACTGCTTACGCGCCTCATAGCCGGCCTGCATAGCTCGGTATCCCTCAGTTGTCATACCGACGGCGAAGTAGTCCGCAGCCTGGGCGAAGGCGTTCTTCATGATCTGCTCTTGTGAAGATCGGTACCTGGGGTCCAAGTAGAACGCGAGCGGGTTGTTGATGCCCATACTCTGATACATGGACTGTATCATGCCTGCGCCAGCGGACCCTTCCTCCATGTAGCCAGCCCGTAGCTGCTGGATGTTGAGGAAGCCTTCACGGCCAGCTACGATGCCACGCGCTTCGAGACCCTTCTCGGCCTGCTTCACGCCCTCCATCTCGGCCAGTGCGGCCAGGTAGCCTGCGCTCATCATTGGGTCTACACCGGCAGCGGCGGCTTTCAGTGCTTCGGTCTCTATGCCGCGCTGTGCGGCTGACCGTCGGTAAGATAACGTGTTCCGTTCCTCAGCGATTGCTGTACGTTCACCTGCAAGCTGTTCGTAGGTGCGACCGAACTCACCCCGGAACCCACCCATCCCAAAGGCGCGTTCCCCGGCAAGTGCAGCCGTCGATATGGCAGTGGCCGCGATAGCGGAGTAGAGGTCACCAGCCGCCTTATCGAGTTCCTTCCATGACTCATTGAGGGCTATCGCAGCAGACCTAAGCGTTTCGAGTGAACGCGTATACTCCGTCTGGGCTTGGAGCATCTCTTCCGTGCCCTCACCCAATCGAGCGTTAGGATCGGACAGCTTCTCGTACGCCCGTTTCGCCTCGTTGAGCGCCTGTGTGTACTGGAGCATAGCTGTGTCTGGTGTCTCCGCTGCACCGAAGACGCCCGTTGCACCCATCCCGTGCCCAAGAAGTTGCTGCTGTAGCTCCTGCCTCTGAAAACCAAGGTCCCCCGTGTACCGCTGGAACATGTACATCTTGAGCCATTCCTCAATGGCCTCGGCTTGGGCTTCAATGTCCGCCTGATCGGTCGAGCCGGTGGTCTTAGCAACGATGCCCTGCTGCTCACCGATTAACTCACCAAGGCTTGCTCCTCGGGCAGCAGATGTTGCAATACGCTCCTGCTCCAACTTCCACATGCGGGATTTGGCGTCGTACCGCTGCTGTTGAGCCAATAGCCGCATCTGGTAGGCTTGGCCTAGCAAACTTTGGCGTTCGACTTCCGTTGATGCGTCCTGGGCCATATTCTCGTAATGTTGGGCGTAACTCTCAGTGACGGAGCTCTCCTGGAGGTTTATCTGCTCGATGTTCATAGCCCGCTGCTGATAGTTTTCGAATGCACCTCCATGCCCCCCACCGGCTGGCCTGCTGTATGCTGGTCCTTCCTCAGAGCGGAGTCTTAGGATTTCGGTACGGAGTGTGGCAAGCGAAATCTCCAACATGCGGTTATTCTCTTGTCGCAATGTGATCTCATCGTTGAGTATTACAGTCAACTTGTCGTAGAGGTCTGCCTTTACGGTGTAGTAGGAGGCGTCAGTCTCGGACATCGTGACGAAGCTGGCAAACAGTTCGGCTGCTTCGCGTGTATGCTTCTCAAGACTCGCTTTGGCGGCGGCAACCGCAAACTCTGGTGCGCTCCTAACAACCCCGAACCCACCCGCCCGGCCAAGAGCTTCAGGCATCCCACCTAGTTCCGTCAATGTCTCGTCAGACAGGCCCATTTGGCGGAGTATATCGGGTGACATAGGTTGAACTAGCTGGCCGATGTCTTTTTCGTCAAGACCGTACTTCGTAAGCATGTCTCGCAGGATCGCATCCACCTGTGGAGACCCGAGTTCCGTCACGATTGACATGCCACGACTTCCTAGAGCACCGTGACCAGCGGCTCGCAGCATCTCGATCTGCCGATCCATTAGCATCCTCTTCGCTTCGATACCTGCAATCTGACGTTGCACTTCCTGAGACGCGATACTGGCTGCACCCTCAGTGTCAAGCTGCATCAGGTACTCAACGAATGCTGACTCATCTATTGGTACCGAAGGGCGTGTCTTTGATTCAATCCTTCCCGAAGCACCCGTATAGTCGGGGTCCTTGCTAATGGTACGTCTAAGATTCTCAGCATAAGCATCCAAGATTTCGCGTTTTGTTTCTGGGGGCAGGTTCTTGAAGTCTTCGAGCTTAGTTGGTAGCTCACCCTTCCAAAGAGGCTCATTGTTCGGGCCTATAATAAACTTCATAGACTTAGCCCCGCCAGTGGGGGCTGGAGTAGGCATTGCCCCCGCAGCCCCTCTCTGCGTATGGCTGCCGAACGTTTGCTCATAGACTGCTTGGTGTATCCTAAGCAGCATCTCCTCCCCAATAGGAGTGCTCTCTATCCCCTCCATCAAACGGTCACTGGCGTATTGCTGCATTGCGGCAGCAAACTCAGCTCTACCTTCTGAAGTCGCTGTATCATAGTCACTAGCCCTAGGAGCATTGGGGTCATTACTCAGAGAAGTCTTATCCATAGCTTGAGTTATTGACCTATCAAGTATGTCTTTACGCTTGACTATGTTGCCTTGATTAGCCGCCGCCCCAAGCCCGATCATGCCGGCTGCTCCTACTCCGAGTATGGGGTTGATAGCACCAAGCCCCATTACCAAGCCCATGCCGCTAAGGCCGCCAATGAGGCTTCCCGTCATCCCTCCTCCTGTGCGACTCTTGGCTATCTCAGCACTGAGGGTCTCGATCTTATCAGTGAGTTCCTCGACACGCGCTGTATTGCCAGTAACTGACGCTATCTGACGTTCCGCAGTTAGACGCTGCACGTCCCGACGTGCCTCAGTTGTCTCCGCCTCCCCATGTGCAGAGCCAATGCTAGCCCCCAAGGATGCTCCACCCATCAATCCCAGAATTGGGGCCATACCCGAAGCAACCCTAGAACTGGCAGCCCAGTGCGAAGCCATGCCGGCCCGTTGGGATGCAACCCAAGCAGCACCACGAGATTGGGCAACGGGCACAAAGCCCAAGCTAGCACCCGAGTATCGAGTCGCTGCGGCAGCACCACCAGTCGCCGCAGCAGCCGTGTTAGCCGCCGCGCTGCCGGCTACTGCCGCACTAGCGGTAGCTGCGGATGCGGCTACGTTCGTCTGTGCCGCTGCTGCCGCGTTGGCAGCGGCTGCCAACGCCTGATACGAACGCACACCCAACATCAATGTGCCGAAGAATCCAGTTACAGCACTCGCCATACCACCAAACAGGAGTGTCCTAGCAATGAGTGCCTTGGTAACAGAATCCCACTCCCTGAAGCTCTGAATGAGGCTCGTTATGTCCTTCACTATCGGAGTGATCGAAGTAGCAAGGGTGTCGCCAATCTCGCGGCCCAGAATGGTTATGTTGTCAATCAAGTTTGAGATGACGCCATCGAGCGTCTTCATCTGCTGCTCCATGAGTCCACCGAACTTCTGGTTCGAGACCTCACGGAACGCCTTCAGCACCAGATTAGGTGGTGCCTGGTAGATGTCGCCCTCATACCCAAACCGCTGCAGCATCTTCTGCTGGATCGTGCCGGTTGGCATACCATAGGCTCTCAGAGTAGCCAGGCCGACCCCAACGTTCCCAACCTTGATCTGGGCTACCGCCTGAGCCACGTACTCTAACTCGGAGCCGGTCGCGCTCGCTAGGTCACCTATCGTGCGAAGGTAGCCCATGACCTCCTTGGCAGTCATACCATAAGCCTGGAGCGCACGGCTTGAGCGTTCAACTTGGGTGTACTGGAATGGGGTGACGGCAGCGAACTCCATCATCTCTTTGATGTGCTTGTTCGCTTCGGATACTGAACGAGTGAACACAGTGAACGCAACGCGAGCTTGCTGGAGGTCGGACGCCATCCGAGCAGCCTTAGCACCCAACGCCGCCATCGCACCCCCACCGGCAAGCAGCGTGTCGTTGAACAGGTCCCACTGCGATAGCATACGCCGGTCAGGTGTTGCACCATGCAACGCTTCTGCTAGCCGACTCACCTGGCTAGCAGCACGGTTGATTCCACGATAGGTAAAGTCTATCTGTATCTGTTCTATTGGGTGCAGCACAAGAGCACCCCCTTGACCGGGTTGGTCTAGCGGATGGTATACTTATATTGGATGATGAATCCTGCCTGCGAAGACGAATAACGGTGCCTACTGTCCCCAAGACGCACGGCACCGTTTTTCATTGTGGCTTACCAAAGAAGCGAGCGCGTTTCTTAGATGCTGCTTGCCCCGCGTCCGATTGGCCGCTACGCAACGACACCCCGTGCGCTGACAGACCAAGACCGGAGAGACCTCCTAGATTGGACATCAGCGTCTCCTTACGCCCACCTTCTCCGTATCGCCACTTATTGCCACAGACGTAACACTCACGCTCAACCTTACGCCATTCCGCATCGCATGTGGGGCACAATGTGTTCTCAAGCGCCTTGCGTTCCCGATACAAGAAACTGGCTATTCGCCAGTCCAGGTGATCAGGCTCGACTGGGTTGCCATCCTCATCCCTTACGAACTCGCAGGGGAGTCGTCCGAGTTGGAAGAGGCAGACTTCCCAGATTCTGAGGGTCTGGGGGTCTGCTCGAAGAAGTTTCCCAACTGGTCGTCCGTTAGAGCATCGTTACCGACATCGCCCCACTTGAACTTCTCCACGCCTACCATGCTAGCGTTCTCCATCGCGCTCTTCAGCACGAGTCGCATCGCAGAGTCGCGGAACTCCTCCATCATCTTGTCGAACTCTTCCTCGTATTCACCGTCGATGAGTGGTCGCATGAACGAGGTAACACCGTTGTATAGCTCCTGAACTGAGCTATCTAGGATGCGCTCGTATATCTTGTCCCACTCTACGTCGGGTGCGTGGCCGGAGATGGCCTTGATCGCTCGGATGAGTTCACTCGTGATTGCCGCGTCCGCATCCTCAAGCTGCTTGATGTGCTGAGGCGTGAAGAGCGGCTGGCCCTTCTTGTCCACAACTCCATATCGTATCCAGAGTAGCTCTGGCTTAGACATGGAGCCGTTATTGCCCTGCTGGAGTGCTGCCTCACGCTGATACGCCATCAGGTCCTTCCAGGATAGTGCCTGGAGTGTGACCTGGATCGCCTTGCCACTCACATAGATCGTGTATGGCTTCTGCTTACGTGCAGTGATGGCCGAGAGGACATCATCTGCCCTCTCAGCCATCACATGCTCATGCCGTGTCTCTTCGGTCGTAGCGGGCTGCCCTGGGGCAGTAGACTCTTTACTCATCAGGTAATCCCCCTAGTTGTCGTCCTTCCGAACTGGGAAGGTGGTCGTCTTGTCAGGCACGATCTTCTTGCGGCCATTAGCGAGCATACTAGTAAGGGTCGGCCTTGGCTGTGGGTTCGGCTTGATCCGACCCCTAGTGGCGACCTCAATAGGAACCGACGTGCCAGGCTTCATGCCTGGCATAATGATCGCCGGACGTGGCGTATGCTCGTTGATACGGAGACGTGGGTTGTTGTCTACTGCCCGTTCACCTGCGTGTTTCCCACTTTTCAGGCGACTTACATCCGACAACTCACGTCGTTCCCCGTAGCCTGGTTCCTTGTCGGCCTGTACGAGAGGTCGGCCAAGCCATGCTAGTTTACCCATCAATATCACCCTCTCTAGCTAGGTGGCGTGATGGGCGGGTTGGCAGTCGTGTCCGGCCCGATTTCGAGTGCAGTGCCGTCGATGTAGATTTCACGGCGGCCCTGGAACGTAACCTGGTCGGTCTGAGCTTCCTCCCCAAGTGGATTGGCGATGTCACTGTAGGTACACCAACCAGTGATCGTCTTGCCGTCGATCACCATTTCGAACGAGACATCCTCGAAGCTGGAGTCACGAACCTTCTCAAGCCAACTCGTGTTACCAGACTCCTTCAGACCCTCAAACGAGATGGTCCAGGTGTAGTGGACCGGACGGAAGTCCCTGCCGGAGTCCATAACAGCGGTCGTGTCCACGGTGTCAACGGTAAGCCGAATGTCAGCCCGCCGATACGTCGCAAGAACGCTCACGCCGTCAAACTCAAGTAGGGTAACGTCACGTCCCACCAACCGAGCGGTATAGGCCATGAGTCACTCACCTCCCTTGGGGGACCTCAAAGTCACCCCAGGTTACGCATGGCATCGTCAATGGCCTCCTCGACGACGCGGCGTTGTTGCTCTACGGCCATGCGTTCGCGCTCCCAGGCGATACGAGCCCCGTTACTACTTGCCGTGATAACCCGTGCGCTCCCACCGTGGCGAGCCAAACCATTGGCAATGTAGGTCCCCATCTCTGGGGATTGGATTAGCTGGTGTCGCCGCGCTGCATCCCGTAGAAGTCGCTTAGCTAAGTCGCCCGTCTTTACCTTCAACTTCATAGTAACGACGCCTCCTTAGCAACCTTCTTGAACTTAGGCCGTTTCACACTCTGGTCATTCATTGTATCAGCCGTTGACCGCTTACCTTCTCCGGTATCCTCTGCGTTGATGCTATCACCTGTTCGAGCCGCTGGTGTGCTATCACCAATCGGATCGCTATAGCGTAGCTTAGCGGACTCCGGTGGCGTTTGCTTATTCAACGCACGAGCAGTCCGTATATCGCCTTCGATATTGGGTGCTTGACCATACTGGTAGGACGTAGGACCAGAACGTGCTAGAGCGAGTAGCGATGGCTGCTCGTTCGGCTGCGATGGTATTGGTGCTGCCGCAGGCGTGTTGACGGGCGCTACCCCACCAGTCCGAGTTGTATCGTCCCGCTTCCATCGTGTAGTCCGCATCTGCTGAAGCATCATTTCCATCATGCTAGCCAGGTCTTGATTGCGAAGATTCGCCCGTCTTCTGTCCAGCCACCTAGGTATAGGTTTGCCCTGCGGTGACATTGTTGGCTTGGCTCGCTGTGCTGCCTTATTCCGTAGCGCCATCGTAGTGGCAAAGCGCGGCGGTGGTGTTAGGTCTGGTCTCCCTGTATCAAACTTCTTGGGGTCCAACCTCATCCCAGTAGAAGGCTTCATACGTAGAGGTGGCATTGGTTGATCCCAAACAGACGCCATAGCTTTAGGTCGTCGGGCCTCCTCCGGCTGTGCGGGTGCTTCAGGTTCTGGCCCTGGTTCCTGCCTCTCCTCTTGTGGTGGTGTCTCCGGCCCAGGCTGAAGCCACTTTGGTATGGAGATGGGTTCCTGCTTCTCCTCGGGTGCGGGTGCTTCAGGTTCCGGTTGAGGACGCCGTGAAACCTCAATCAGAGTTTGCCGCCCGAATGAGTCACTGGCTGGTCTGTTAGCTGGAGTCCATCCACCTTCACGCTGTATCGGTTTAGGTGGCGGAGCCTCCATAGGCAACTGTATCGGGGCGCGTGACGAACGAGCCCACCGGCTAGAGCGGCGTGGTTGGCTGTCTGGGCTACGCTCGAACTTAGCATCCCCCGAAAGCCTGCTGAAGAACTTGTCCGCCTTGTTGTAGAACCGACTCCACGGGCTCTCGTCCTCTCCACCACTTACTCGCCCACCAGACGCCCGGTAGTCCGCCCGGTAGTCGCTACTCGTCTCATCCTCTGTCGCGTCGTATGGCTTCGGCCCTTCCTTCGGCTCAGACCAGCTATACCTGGACGGATCAGTCAGCAATGGTTTCGGATTGCGTGGCCGACTCGACCCGCTGCCTTCTTCGTCAGGTGGGAGTTCTGGTCCGCCAGACTTGCCCCACGGCGAATAGGGCAATGAGACAGGCTTACGCGGCAGGTTCTTCCACATTGGCTGGGCTGCGGTAAACTTGCGCTCCCCGCTCTTGAGACCTTCCCATCTCTCTTCGACTGGTGATTCAGGTGGCTCTTCCGTGGGCGCAGGCTTGCTCCACGGGCGATACGGCAATGAGACAGGCTTACGTGCAGCGCCGCTGAATGGTGATTGCCGTGGCTGCGCCTCATTCCCCTCTGCAGTTGGAGGTTCCGGCAACCTAACAGGCTCTGGCCCCCAATTTGGTAGTTCTGGTCTTGGGGCCCATTCCGGAGCGCCTAATGGCGGCGCAGCCGGCTGTCTACCCCAATCAGCCTGTGGGATACCCATTCGCTCGGACCTGCCACCGCCTGGGTCGCCGAATAGTCTAGAGGGCCGCTGCTGTGGCTTAGGTTTGGCAAACTGAGGTTGCTGCGGCTGCTGCTCTGGAACTTCGGGAGCAGGGGCCTCAATCTTGTGTAAGTCCTCACCCTCAGCGGCAGGCTGCTGAGCCTCATCTCCATCCTGTGGCTCTTCCTCTGCAGGCGAACCAGCATCCTCATCCTTGTCAGGCTGCTGCTTGTCCGCAATGACATCAAATATGCTTGGATTCTCCTTGCGACTAGGCTGCTGCGGCCCAACAGGTTCCTCGGCTTGGGGTGGCTGCTCTGGCCCCTTCGGTGGGTCTTGCAACCCAAGCTCAGTGGGCCCGACAGGCGGCTGTGGCTTGTTGGGTGGCTGCGGCTTAGGCGGAGCAGTTGGCTCCTGGACGCCTAACTTAGCCTCCCACTCTTTCCTGCGTTCGCGCCCCGTGCGGAGCGGAGCGATGTAATCATGCTCGGGATCGTAATCAGCATCCCCGATTGTGTGGCTAACAACGGTGTGGAAGATGTCCTTCATCACTGGGCTGTCCGCCATCACAGAGCCTTCAGACGCGCCCGCCTCGTCCAGCAGTGGTGACACCTTGTAAATGAACGCCCGATGCACATCGTCTAGCTTTGGCCTGTCAGCCTCGGCGATCTGGCTGTAGATACTACGCAACGTCCTCATCCGCTTCGCATGTGTTCCGCGCGGATCGCCATTACGTATCTCGTCCAACGTTGTATTCTGGGCCGTGCCCATGAGGCGAGTGTAGATGTTACCCAGCACCTGAGTGTACCGGTTCACCGGGTTCTTACCAGGCTGGTGGAAGACCTTATCACTCGCTTTTATGTCACTAGGATTAGCCCATCGAGCCTTGTAGGTCTTCGAGGCGTCTTCCGTTGGCGGGAATAGGCGTTCGTAAGCGGCGATTACTCGCCGGTCACGCTCGCTTCCCATTCCACCACCTGCAGCAGTAGATGGCTCGCTAGGTGGGACACTACCACCACCACCGCCATTACCACCTTTGCTGGATGGCGGATCAGCTACATCCACTGATGGTGGATCGGTAGGTCCACGGCCACCACCAGCACCACCCGCTGGTGCTGCCTCTGGCTCTGAGGCATCCTTCTTCTTCTTCTTCTTCTTCTTCTTCTCGCTCGCTACGTCACGCTGTGGTCGCTCATAGCCCTCTGGTGCGGCATGAGGATTCAGGAATTTGACACGCGGCCGTGGTTGACCTTCCTCAGCAGCAGCAGCAGCAGCATCCTGGGCAGGCTTCTCTGATTTCGCAGCAGGCTTCTCAGGCTCCTTAGACGGTTGTACATCAATCACACGCGGCTCGATACGCCCACCCGAAGCTAATGGGTTGGCTATAGACGTAGACTCCGCACTCCCCTCGGGCTTCTCCATGTCATCGGGGGTCTCGTGCTGCTGAACTTCAGTTGGAAGCCCTTGGTAGAACTCTTCTTTGTGTGCCTCCCATGCGGCTCGATCCTCGTCAGAGTGCCCACCTCCACGCACACCCTTACGTGGTATCGGATTTATACGAGGTTCGTGGAGACGCATATCCCGGAGTTCTTCGGCCAGCGAACGGACATCGTTACCGGACGATACAGTCTTGTAGAGTTTGTCCGCGATTTGGCGACCCCACCGAGGATGTGTTGACCCAATCCCATGCACTACCTTGAGTGCGGAATCGTACGCCTCGCGAATATCGGGGAGACTGCCTGCGCCGCCTTTGATAGCCTCGCGGAGCGCCTCGATATGCTTCTCAGCCTCTCGAATCTTCTGGTCTATCTCTTTTGGTCTACGGGCTTGCTCTAGCGGGCCCCACTGGGTGACGAGGCTATCATATCCAAGGAGGGACAATCCTGGCAGGTTCATGGCAGTGTCACCTCCGGGAAGACCTCACGCAACGCACATTCTACATCGAATGACGCTACGATACGTTCCCTGTTGTACTTCCTGCACCACTCGTCCCACTCGTTCTCGAATGTGGGGTTCGTGATGTGCGCGTTGAGTTTGATCTCCGTACCTAGATACGCCCAATCCAACTCCAACGCGTTCTTCAACGCCTTAGCGCGTGTCTTCACGACTATGTATGGGTTCTTGCCTAACGGAGCCTCGTCAGCGTCCAGGATTGGGTCCCTGAGCGCCACGTAGTAGATGCGATACACCAACGTGATAAGCTGCGCCTTCGGGCCGTCTAGCTCCGTATCGTCGCGTTCCGGGTCAATGTGGACACTTGGTAGGTAGTCCGCGCCCCGTTGCAGGAACGCCTCATACGGACCAATGCTCCACGAGTTGACATTGGATACGTCGATGTCAGAGCCGTCATCGCCCATAACGGTGATGGTGCCGACAGGGGATGCTGTAGCCGGGTAGGCAAGGCCCATCGTCTGCAGCATCCCCTTGACAATCTCGTTATACGGCAGCGTCCACATATCGCTCCTACAAGGCCGGCGTCCTAGCAGCCGGGATGTCACTCACAACGGCCAGGATCACACTGTCCGTGTTAGCGGTCGCAGCCCAGGCGGTCGTTAGGAACGTCAGGATGCCTGTGTCACTGGCTGCGAGTTCCAGATAGCTCGTGCTAGCCGGCCACAGATCACCAGCCGCAACGGAGCTCATATTCCACGCGGTCTGCGCCTTAGTAGCCGCGTTCCCATCTTGATCGGTGTAACTGATCGTGATGGTGTTCGAGTTCCCGCCCGTCCCGATAGCTAGCACCTCGAACTTGAGGTGATCGCCTGGCAGGTCGAAGTGGGTCGTGTTAGGCGTGATCGTGTCGATGACCTCGACCGTCCCACCAGCCGCGTTCGTGATGCGAACCAACGCCAGTGGCGGCTGCTTCACAAGGCCCGAGAGCCGGCTGGACGAGTTGTAGACCTCGGTCGGAACGCCACGGAACCAAGTCACGACCGGTGGTGTGACAACGGTGTTCTTGGTCCGCTTCATCTGGATGTAGTAACGGGGCACCAAGTCGGTCGCGGCGTAGTAGTTACCGCCTGTATCAACGTTAGTCATCGCCCAGTCAGACGGTGGGGTGAAGGTAATGATCTCACTCGCACCCATGCCGGTCGTCCCATCCACAACGGTGAGCGTGTTGTAGGTCGTCCCGCCCGCCGAATAGGTGAACTCCACATCGCAGTCGGCACTCGCTTTCGTTCCAAGCTGGACCGCAATCGCACTAACGGGCCGATTGAACCCAAGCACAACACAGGCATTATCGGAAGCGAAGATGGCTACGTCCGAAGCCCCAACGTCCGCAGCATCGGTCGTATCGTCCGTCCACGAGCCCGCAGTCCCAACATAGCAAGCGTTCGGTGGGATAGTGCCGTGGACGGGTGTAAAGACGCCTGGCGTCAAGCCGGAGCTATTCTGGAGTGCGTTCGCGCTAACCGCATACGCGACCTCCGCGAAGTAGGGGTGCAGTGACGCCCCCACAGCAGCCAGGTAGGCCGCAACGTTGGCGTACTCACCCCCGTTCTCACTTTCGATGTAGCTCTTGAGGTCTTGATAGAACGCCTTACGAGCAGTGTCCGCGATCATCGCCTTGACCATTGGGTTCTGGTCAATCACTACACTGGTATCGCGCTGATACCCGTGTCGATGCCAGTTCTCCGGCATCATGGCCTGGTCCACGCGATTGGCTGCGCTACCAAGTGCAATCTCTGCATCCGGGTCGCCGAGAGCGTCAATCAAGTTGAACAGACTCTCACCCGACCAGGAGGCTTGCATGGTATCAAGCGCATTTAGCTGTACCTGGATTTCAGCTGCGATCTTGTCGGTAACCGACTCAATCGTCGTCTTGCTTAGCAGACCCATGATTTACCTCCTCCTTCAGTGGGCTCACACGACCCGTATGACTGGTCGTAACGCCGCGTTCAACGTTAGCGACCACTTTTGCCAACGACCATCAGCCGCTGGTACTTCAACCAGGACAACATCACCTGGCTCAATCGAAATAGTGCGGGGGGCCCCGCCGGGGTCTAACCCCCCGCTAGTAGCCTTCGCTGGGGCCTGGGGGGGAGCCACCTCGAAGGCATCCTCGTCGATCTCGAACTCAAACGCCTCGGCGGGATCGACTTCGGTCTTGTCGGTCTTCTTACGTGGCATAACGACCAACCTCCTACATCTCGTCGTTCGCAGGTGGACTCCTGAAGATCAAGTCTCCAACCGTATGAGTCATCTGCGTAGAACGGTGTGCGTCACTCACATAGAAGATTTCGCCGGTCGCTATGCACACCAGTTTGTCATGCCGCTTGATGCGATAGTCGATGTTCGCCAACTTCGTGTACACAACATCGTCTATCTCAATGCCCATTTCCTCTCCAGTATGTAGTCCAACTTCCGGCTCCAAGTTCTCATCCAGTATGTAGTCCAACTTCGTGCTTATCTGGTGGGTTGTCTCCCCATACCGGATTGGGTGGACAAGCTCATCGTCGTGTATGCCGGGCGAGACAATAGCTGGGATTGTTGGGTATAGGAAGTGGCGCACCCAACTCATCCTAGTAGTCTCACCGTAGTCCAGGCCCCGATACGCTGAGTACCACTCGTAGGTCGTGAGTGAGGTATCGATGATCTGGTCATACATGACCTTAGCTTGTGCAAAGAGGGCAAGATTCACTGCTTGTCCTCCTTGCCTTTAGCCTGCTTCTTACGGACCGCCATCATCAAGAGTGCGAACCCAGTTTTCGGGACACCGGCTGCAGTCCCCATGCTAGCCTCACCCTGCTGCCCCTTGTTCCGCAACCTTGACTCTTGGAGCACATTGTTGAGTTGACCCGCTAGAACGGCTATCTTCTCGGAGATCGTTTCCGCAGACTGGCCGAGCCGTTCGGAATGGACACGGCCTGCGCCCCGACTACCCATAGCGATATGGGTGCGGAGCGATCCAACACGCGCCCGATCCGAGAAGCTACCGCGTCGTATGCCCCTTGCAGGCGTGGCCCGTAGATAGTTAGATGACGCCTGCGCCGCTTTACGCGCCTTAGCACGTTGGGCAGCCATCGCCTTCGCCTTGTTCTGCTTCTTGATGGTCTCGATGTGCATACCCGTAATCGAGATCATCTTCGCGCCCGCTTTGCCCTTCATGGCCTGATACGAACGCTTAGACCCCTTCGTTGGGTATCTCGCCATCCGAGCCCCATGCTCAGCCCGGAACTGGCCGGAACGACCGCTATAGCCGCTAGGCCCTACTTGTCGGTAAGCCTGGTCCAAGACTGACTGTAACGCATCCCGATTAGCCTCGAAGCCGCTAACGACACGCTGGGCGGATGTATCGCCAGACGCGGCCTTACGACCGTAGTGCGCCATTGTCTTACGACGCAGGTCTTCCTTACCAGCCGCGCCCCATCTCATGTTCGCGTTGACCTCATCCTCCTTGGACGTGCCCAAGATACGGTGGATGAGGTCTTCCGCTGCAACCCTGTATCGTTGTGCCTCTGCGATCATCTCTGGCGGTGGCTGGCCTGTCTGGGATGCGATGGCTCGAATCTGGTAGCCTAGCTTCGCAGCTTTCATGCGAAGCTCGCCCGCCTTCTCGACCATCTGTGGGTCAGCCTCACGGGTGGGATCAAACTTACGGCCAATGGCCTCCGCCTTGCGTTTCAAGAGACGCGCACCGTATGCGGCGGCGGCCTTGTCCTGGAGATCATCGACCCGAGCCATTGCGCCCTGCACCTCGCGTGGATCAGCTTGACCCGACGCACGTTGCTTAGCGACATCAGACATGATGCCCTCAGCAACGTACATCTGCCGACGCCCGCGAGCCTTGTTGAACTTGATGTCTCGCTTACGGGGGTTAGCTTCTAGTAGCTGGGCCACGGTTGGCATGTCTAACTACCCCTTCTTCTTGAGCCAGGGCAGATTCAGCTTGCCCTTGTCCTCATCGTCCTCTTCCTCGGTATCCTCATCCTCTTCCTCTGGCTCCTCTTCGTCCCTAGCCTTCTTAGCCTTGTTGGCCTTCTCAAGCATCAGACGGAACGCAGACTTTGAGGCTACCGACTGGTTGTGCCGCTTACGGGGCTTACTCATCGTTGGCAGTTCACCGCCGCAAGCCTGATACATACGGGCTGTAGTGCGTGTGAGAGCGGACAGCTTACCCATCTGGATTACCTCCTAGCCACTTCTGGATACGACGGCGAAGTTAGCTGTTCGGGATAGAAGCAGCTTCTCCACCTCGTCCGCGCGGCTTCTATAGAACTCGGCACCCTGACCTAAGTCGATGCTCATGCCAGTGTCCGTAAAGCTCTGAGCCAGGCCGGACTGACCAGCCATCGCATTGTAAGTCTCAATCAGGACGCACAGGTGGAAGACATCCAAGTCAGTCTTCTTGATCTTCGTGCTGGGCCTACTCAGTCTGACGAAGGTGTATAGCGTCTGGCTAGCGGTTGGGGGCGGCATCAAACGCAGGTAGTAGTTACCATCAACGCGTTCCTGCAAGTCCCAAACGCCCTCGAACATCTGGAGCAGGTGTTTCAAGTCTGCCATCCAGATGTACCCAATCGTTGGCTGATCGAACACGTAGAACTCACCAACATTCAGCCCCCACCATACTGGCATCTGGGACTGGAACGTTGGACGCGACGTGAATCCGCTCGGCGAGTAGTAGAGTTCACTGACGCCCAAGATGTCATAGGAGACGGCATCCTGAGTTACTGTAGCCGCCAGTTCATACTCGCCAACTCCTGGTGTAGTAGCGATAGTGGTTGCAGCAAGCAGAGGCCGTATCTTTGAGTACCGGACAAGGCCAGCCATGATATGCCAGTCTAGCTGCGCGTCCGTAACCATCGCCACAGACGGAACACCCATAGCCCGCAGATACGACTTCAAATCTGTTACGCTGACGTATCCGATAGACATAGGTGATTACACCCTATCCAGAAACGGCGGCAAGCAGTGCATTGGTCCTAGTGCCCCAGGTATTACCCAAGAGCATCTTACGTCGGTTCTTAGTCTTGATTGCGGACGCGCGGAGTTCCGCTGTCTTCTCTGCACCCTGCACAACTGCGCTAATGAATCCGTTAGCGGTCGCTGGCACTACCACTGCAGGTGTGAAGCCCTTGATGTCCTCACAACCAGACGCAACCACGTTCAGGCCGCAAGCTAGATACTCATACATCTTGATTGGGTTGACACCCTCGACCAGCTTAGTCTGTGCGAACGGGATGATGCCAACGTCCGCATTGACTCCGTATCGCCATAGCTGGTCCGTGTCGATCCAACCAAGCCAATGGATGTTGGGCGCGTTCGATACGACAGACGGAATCTGTGGCTTCGCGCCTATGATGTTGAACGTTGCAGATGGTATCCCATCGGCAACCTCACGCAGCAACGGCCAGTCGATCCAAGAACCGAACAGACTGCCCCACATCACTACAGTCGGATTCCCAATCTGCATATCGGCTGGTGCATCGGTCGTCTTCCCAATCGGGAACAGCACCGGATCGAATGCGTTGGGGATCAGCTTCGCCTTCTTGTTGGCTGGCAATACACTGTCGAACTTCTTCTTGAGCCGCTTGCTAGTCACGACCACGACATCGCTATGCTCCAAGATGATTAGCTCGGAGTCTAGGAAGTTGTAACGACCCTGCTTGACGACCTCAACCCCGCGTGGGAGCGCAACATCGTCAAACTCGACCCAATCATCTACAACGTAGTAGACCGAAGTCCAACCCAACCGCTTCCGCGCCTCCTTAGCTACTAGCCCGTAAGCTGGTAGGGGCGCAGTCGCAATCGTCATGCCGCCCGGCCCTAACACGCTAGCCTCAGTCACCAATCTCGTGACTTCCTCTAAGGCTACGTCCTGCACCTTGCCAGAGTGGAAGTTAGCCTCTAGCTTTGGCATTGTCCCGCGAACACCTTGCGGAGCCGTGTATTCTGGGTGGCGCATCCCGCGTGGAGGCGGCAGATGGGAGTAGAGAACCTTATGGCCCGTCTTGCCCAACTGCTTACTAACCTCAAGTGGTGTCTGGCCTGAGAACGATCCGCCTGGAATAGCGGGCGTCATCATCAAGACAGGCATCGGGCCGTCAGACTTCTGCTCGGGCTTGAAGAGCACCTTCGACTCAATGATTGGGACTGGGAAGTCAGCCTTTGACTCCCCCGGCGCGTCAGCAGCAGGAACCTTCGTCTCTAGAACGGGCAAGTCTGGCACGTTGTAGTCCGGGTTTCGAGATTCCTTGAGACTCTTGGCCGTCTCGTACGGTAGAACCCCCCAGCCCTTCTTCGGGCTTGTAAATGCTGGCAGGATGAAGCGACCCCAGTCCTTCGGGTGCTTGGTCAAGTTCTGGACCGGCACCTCCTGCAGAAGTTGTGGATCAAGCGGTCGTCTACGGGGCACGGCGGGTGTCCCCCCTATTCGGAGTCAGGGAGGGTCCTACGTGTTAGTAAGACCCTCCCTGTAGGTGGTGCAACGTTCTACTTACCAGTCAACGCCGGTAACACCGGTGCTGATGTCCACACGAGCGAACATCTGCGGGATGACGACCTTCAGAGCGGACTGCTCCATGACACCCACGCGCTTGGTGAAATCGTTCGGCTCCGCGAACAGAGGAACGATGCGGTAGGTGAATGGGGCGTAGACAATGCCGCAGTCACTGAAGGTATCGCCACGGGCGACGAGGAGGAGCTTGTTCTTGAACTTGCCAGCGGTGCTGCCGGGGTAGTCGCGTCCCCACCAAGCGCACTTGATGACGGTGTAGAAGTTCTGGGGCGAGCCAACGACCTGGATACCGTGGGCGAACTCCCAGGTGTCGCGGGTCTGCTGGAACGCGCCAGAGGCCATCGTCCGCATCAGGCGGTCAGTGCTGTCGGCATCACCAATGACGAAGGACGCCTCGCGATACCTGGACTGGAAAATCTTGCTGCTGGCCCGCTGCACGTAGCCATGAAGCTGAGCCTTCCAGTCGCCTGGCTCCCAACCAGAGGGAGTGTCAGTACCGTAGGTGACGGTCTGGTCGTCGGACGCATCGAGCATCAACTCAAGAGCGTTGAAGTTGACCTCACGAGCGATATGGTCGGCCATGCGAGTGATGTACTCGCCAAGCGGATCGCGGTTGTGGTACGCGATCAGCTTGTCCTCCATCTCCTGAGACCAGAACGCGGTCATCTTGCGAGGGCTGACAGAGAGCAGTTCCTCGACAAGCTCGAAGCCCAGACGGCTCGCCTGAACGCCCTCGCCCGGATCGCTGGCGATGTTCAGGTCGTAGCAACCCATCTGGTAGAGGGTGGCCGCCGTAGAACTCACGCCGCCCGCGCCGTCATACTTGTAGCCCAGGTCATTCCAATAGAAGAACCGGGTGTCCGGTCGGTCGATTGGATAGACCGCGCCCACACGCGCAAGCAGAAGCTGCGGGTAGACACGCGAGATGAGCGGGAAGATGAACGGCTGGCCCGCTACAACGCCGCTAGCAGCAGTGCTGCCGTCCGGCATAGCCTGATCGAGCCGACGGAACCCACGATCTCCAGCCTGCAGGAGATTCAGGTAGTGGGTCGCATCGCCCTGGTTCTGCTGCACCATGTTACGGAGCAGCATCCTGAGCCCAGCCTGCGGAGTCGCAGTCTGGAGGTAGGGGACCCCATCCTTGTTATCGTAGATGAAGTCCGGGTCCTTGCTGACATCCCGAGCAATCGGAGCGCCAGCAGTACGGTCCTGATTCAGAACCTTGCCCAGATCGCACTGGTCAAGGGCGGCCTGAGTGAGATAGTCTGGAATCTCCCAGATCGTCTCTGGCAGGCGGCCATCGGGGCTGACCGGGGCGTCACTTGGGTTGCCGGTGTTGAAGCCGACGCCCTTGGCAGCGTGTTGCCACTTGCCGCCAGTGAGGGTGCCCACGAACTTACCGATGTCCTGCGTCTTCTCCTCGAACTCCGAGCGAGTCGCCACGTTCTGCAGCAACGACCTCGCGGCCTGCTGAGTCGCGGGATCAGGCAGGTTGCCGATGAAGGCCCGAACGTCGTCCTGGACGAGCCGCCGCTCCATCTCAGCGTTCAGACTGGTCATCTGCTCGAACGCGGGACCGACAGCCTGATCCAGCATACCGATCACCTCGTCCCGTACATCAGTGATCCGAACAGTGTTCGGGTCCGCGTTCTGGCGGGCGTAGCTATCGGGATTGTCGCCCGACTCGATCTGCTGCGGCCCCTTCTCAGTGCGGATAAGCTCGTACGTCTCCCGACCATCGTCGATGACGACCTTGTTCCCAATCTTCTTCACACTGGCAACCTTAGCCAGGAAGGTGGGCAGCCACTCATCGAGACCTGGATGCGGGTAGGGCTCCTTGATCCCGTTGGCGGTCGAACCGTCCGCCTCGGGCGTACGCGGCTTGTCGGCGAGCTTCGGACCGTCCGGGTCAGCCTGATCGAGATCAAGCCGGTCTAGCACCTCAGACAATCCCTGCACTAGCGCGGACTCGATGGCGTCGTATTCCGACTCATCCGAATCCTGGTCCAACGTCGCGATGTACTCACCAAGCCGCTCAAGGTCGCCCTCCTGGAAGATGGGCGCACCGAACTGGGACTTGTAATCCCTATCGGCCTGCTCCAGCATCCCGAGGGCCTCCTCGAACTCCTGGCGGCGATTAGCTGCGGCCATAGTTGGCAGCCTCCTAACAGATAGCCCCCGGAGGGAGCCTATTACACGGGTCAGTAAGCCCGTGGTCCAGAACCGAAACTACGGTTTGCGTTGGGAGCGCCGTATGGCCGCAGCATCGGATTTCTGACTTGTGGTTGAATCGACACCGGTCCCCTGCTCATCGCATTTGGAGGTGTCCGCATCCCTACATTGGGAAACTTAGGTTTCTGCAATCCCCACGGCTGCTTACCCTGTGGAGAGACCACTCTTAGCCCGCCACCACGACGGCCACCGAACCCACCACCTCCACCAAATCCTCCGCCCTCGCCGAATCCGCCACCGCTTCTAAACCCGCCACCGCTGAATCCACCACCGGCACCGAATCCACCAAGTCCGCTACCGCCGAACTTGGATGGTGCCTGAGCGAAGTCTCGTGCTCCACCCAATGCACCGGCTATGTTCATCGGTGCATTTCCGCGACCGCGCCGACTCCACTTGTTGAATCCGTTAGGGAAGTTAGGTGGGCTGCTACCACCGCCACCGCCCGGTGAGTAACCGCTAGATGGACCACCTGACATCCCATAGTATTGGAGCATGAGTTGACCGAGTGGACCTAAGTCTGCACTTGCAGCCATTGGGAGCATCTGTCGGGAGGTGTTAGCTTTAGGGTTCCTGCGTCTGCGTTTCTTAGCTTCGAACCGTTCGCGCAGCAAGTCCGCAGCACTCTTACCAAAACGGTCGGCCCAACCGCCTGTCTTACGCCGATCATCAGACCACCTGCGATTTGACTGACCAGGCTTGACATACTTCATGACGGTGGTCTCCTTGATCGCCCCAGTTGGTGAGTGCTTGATCGCATTTCGCACGGAGTTCATGTCGTACTTCGAACTCTCATGCTTGTAGAGGTCAGGATGTATGCCAGTCTCTAACGCAATCTTGGGATCATGGGCTGCCGCCCGTATCGCCCGATCTTGCTTTGGTGTTAGCGGAACTGGCATTCCGTTACGCCTTCCGTCTCAGCGTTGGCATAACCCGTAGTTGCACCTTACGAGCCGAGTCGATATGCCGAACTACATCATCGTGGGTTGCACTCTGGGTCAATCGGCCACGGCTGAATCCGGCACCTGGGGACGCGCCCCCGATGACCGCATCGAACGCCTTGCAGATGAAGTTCTGCACGATCTGGGCACTCTTGCCCCGCCATGTACCGGCCTGAGTGCTACCGAACCCACGGCTGCTCACGTCTACAGGAACACCGCTCTGGAGGATGGTGTGTAGGTCGCGGCCAGCGGACGTGTTGTAGATATAGCCACGCGCAACTAGCTCGTGCCCACCGTCTTGCCGCTTCATGGGTGCCCAGTCAACGCTAGAGAACAGGAGTGAAGTCTCACCCAACACTTCACCAGGGTTAGATGGGTGATCGTTCCGACCTAGCAGCATCTTGCCCTGCGCCATCGTCTGTAGCTGCGGCAGACACTGCTCCCAGATGCTCTTGGGGTAGACCTCGTTCTTCTGGCTTAGAACGTCCGCCACCGTCACGGGCATCTCGAAGCTAGCGACCGCCCACTTAGGCAGTCGGTTACCATCGAGCCCCTGCTCAAGAACCTGGGCCTCCGTCTCAAACCCACTCCAAACCTGCACCATATACTGCTCACCCTGCACCATGTAACTCCACTGTGCAGGGTTCGAGTCCGCACTCTGGCTGCCGCTGTAGGGCACACCGAGCGAAACCTCTGGGTTGGGGCTGGTTGCAGGTGCAGGTGGGTGATCGGGTGTGATGGTCGCCATGTTGGGTGTGCTGGCGTGTACCATCTCATGGACTATCGTGTTGACCGCTGGGTTACGTTCCCCAACTATGTCCGTGTGCGGGTTGAGGCCATACTTGTTCAGCACGTCCTCAATCGTATGGCCTTCCTGATACTCTGCCTTCTGGGGAATGAAACCGTGGTTCTTCAACGTCTCGAAGAACGCACGAGCCGGAACACCAGCACTATGGCTACCCGCTGTGTAAACCCCAGGGTCATCTCGACTACCGGACAATGCCATAACCGGCACCTCCTAGTTGGAGAACGAAAGCCTCCAACTAAGAATGGTGCCGGTCGGCGTATACGTGGGCAATAGAAAAGACCTGTGCTACTTGTATACGAAGAGTTACCTACGGAGTAACCTCTCCTCCAGGTCCTCATCCTCGTCTAGTGGTTCGTCACCCTCATCGGGCGATTCCTCGTCTCCACCTTGTGGTTCTTGTGGTTCGCCCTGTTGACCAGGAGGACCATAGCCGGCTGCTTCGGCGGCGTCTGGGTTGTTGTAGGCCATAGCCTTCTGGGTCTCGTCCTCCATAGCCTTCTGGCGGTGTTCTTCCTGGCCGCGTGTGATCTCGGCCACAATGGAGTCTTGGTCGCGGTCCTGGAACTCTAGGACGTGTCGGACGAGGAAGTCTACAGTGAGGCCTCCCTCGAAGACTTGCTGTAGCTGGAGTGCAGCCTGGCCGAGTTTGACCATGATGTCGGCACGGGTGAGTTTATCCATTGTGGAGATGGGCGACCACACGATGTCGTAATCGTCATCGGTCGCTAGCACACCGTTGAGGTGCAACTCCATGTTGAACAGCTTCTTGAGGCCGGCGGTCAGGGCTCTCTGGAGTGTCCGAACGACCCGAGCGAACTGGACATCCTCACTGTCGGAGCTAGCGTTCTGGGGTGAGGACCCAGCCTTCTCTTCGATCCCCAGGTAACGACGGGGCACCCGCGACCGAGTGATGATCTTGTCCCGTATATGCAGGATGTCAGTGATGTCGGTGATGTGGGTTGCACTGCCCTCAAGGACTTGAATGTCCGTTTCGATGGGGGCAGCACCTGGCTGTAGGTAGAAGAACTTGCTGACGTAGTAGTCGGTTGTCACGTCCGTTGGGTTGAACGCGGAATCTACCTTTCCAGCGGTCGATTGGGCTTGCCGTTTTCTAGTGATGCTGTCTTGGTAGTTCCTAATCTGGGCTTGCACCATCTCTGGATCGCCAGCAGCCTGGACAGCGACCGGTACCTTGTGGACTAGTTTTGGGTATGCCCGTGTGATACGCGCTAGGATGAGCCCCTCCTCAAGATACTGAAGCTTCTTCCAGTCGCGCCTCACATTCATGAACAGGCCAGACCCTTTGCCCCGAGCGCACTTCCCAACCTTGAACTGGACGATCTGCCACTCTTGGAACTCAATAGCTTGCTCTTTACCTTGGAAACGACCCTTCTGGGTATAGCCCTCGATCCGGTTCCCCTTCTCATCAAACTTAGGCCACAACTGCCAAGATGGACGGTGATCGAATCGGGTGATACAGCCAGACAACGGCTCGTCAAACGTCCCACCGCCACCCTCCTGTTGGTATGGTGACATGATGTTATCGTCGATGACGACTTCACGGAACTCGTTCCCGAACTGGATTGTGGCGCGTGCTATCTGCCACAACTCCTGCTCGTGCAAATCGAGTCGCTTGCACAGATCGTTGATGATGCGGGGTATAGCCTCTAGGTCGATGTCCGTCTCGTCCCGTGGCTTCCTGACCTGGATAGTAAACGGCTGTTGAAGATACTTGACGCCCCCGCGCTCAACCCCGAGGGCAGCGTCCGCGATGGTATCCAGAGCAGTAGAAACGTAACCATCGTTCTCATCCATATGCGCCAAGTCACGCCAAGTAGCGTACTCAGTCTGCTCAACGGAGAACGCAGTGTTGATCATCGTGATCATGTCTGCGTTGAGAACGCCAACGGACGAGGTATCAGGGTATATCTGGTTCTCTGGAACCTCGCCTAGAGTAGCAGACCAATCTTCATACCACTCCCGAGACTTGGGCGCGGTCCGCGACCAGGGCTGATCCTTAGTGCCTGGCGAGCCGAACAGAGACGGGTCCGCCATGATGGCCTGCATGTCGCCAAACCCAAGCCTGGTATCCATGTCACTGGCCTGGGTTAGATAGTTCATAGGGTTGAGTCTGGACATGGCGAACAGTCCCTTCGGTTAGTGTGCAGTTTACCAGGAGCGGGCCGCTGCCGTCACGACCGTCCCAATAGAGCCCATGTCCCCCACAGCCCACGAAGTAAACCATGCGGCCATAACCGTATCAGTATACGTGGACCCAGTTTCCGATGCTGTGTATTCCAACATCTCTCGTAGCCAGACAGCGACCGGATCAGTGGCTACAAGCGGTAACGGCCAAGATAGCAAGCACGTTGGGTTCTCCGGCTCAAACCCCCTAGCGAGTAGCTGACCAACAGGGATAACCCACTCACCTCGCGCCATCTGGGCTGCTAGCTGGCGTATTCCAAGCTCCTCGGACGGCTTGTTCACACGCGTGGTATGGAACGCTACAACACTAGCACCATACCGCATCAACTCGCGAACCTCGTCCTGCTTGCCTTCCCTAATCGCCCGTTCACTAGCGTTCTGGGCCCGATCCACAATCGACTTCTGAAACCCATTGGACTCAACCACAATAGCCCGATGCCGATGCTGACGCCAGTGCATGTAGAGTATCTCGTCGATCTCGTGGCTACGCCACTTGCCGCGAATGATGTCTACAAGCAACTTCTTGCTCTCTTCGGTAACCCCTACAGTTGTAATGACGTTGTAGGCTGCCTTATCGGATAGTGAGGACGCCACATCGACGCCGGCATACTTAGGTAGCGATTGGGTCATCTCTCGGTGCTCAGGGCTACCGTAGACGATGTTGGGGTCAAGTGATGGGATGAGCACTTCGTTCGGGAAGATGAGTTCCTCGTCCGAAAGCGGTTTCATCATGAACTGGCGGGCGAACATCCGATCATTGCGGAGTGACTTGCGTCTGGCCTCAAGGTTCTTCTCATTCCACCGCTCAGGCCAGAGGAAGTACTTCTTACCGCCCCGAACTTGGTAGACTGGGTAGTAGAGCTTATGCCACGCGGGGTTGTTCATTAGCTGCATGGACAAGTCGTGTATATGCCACGGGGTGAAGCAGTAGACTACACGCCCACCGTCGGACTCTAGCAGGTTGATGAACGTCTCTTCGAACGTATCAATGACACGGGCCATTCGGGCTGGCTGGCCTACAATGCTTGGCCCCATCACATCGTCACAGTGAATGTAGTCGGCTCGACCTCCAGTTGCAGCCGATGTAACAGATACAACTTCGACCGAATACTCCTTCTCGCCGTGTGCTGCGCCCGCAACCCGAAACTTACCACCCGTCCAAGGCTTACCGGGCCGCAAGTCTGGGAACACACGCTGGACAAGCGGATCGCCTTCGATGATAGACCGTATCTTGCCAGCGACCTTCTCACCCAACTCGTCTGTCTCAGTGACGATCTTGAGGCGGAGTGTGGGGTCGATCCCTAACTCCCAGATGTCACGCCATGATGCTTGTTCGGTCTTACCATGTGCGCGTGGCAGTCCTATGAGCCCAAGCCACTGCTCTTGCACATCCTCGGATCGGGGGATGAAGCGTTGCATCTTGCGATGGATTTTGCCTTGTAGGAACCGATTGCCGTGCCGGTCACGCGCAACATACTCAATGAACGCGTCGGGGTCCATACGAGCCGCCTTGATTTGGGCGTCCTCCCACGCACGTTGCACCAGTTCACGGGCACCATCATGCCCGAACTGGGCAACGAGCACGTTCGAGATTCTGTCTTTGTGGGGCGCACTACTCGTCATCTGGGCACTCTTCCATAACGCGACGGTGGACGGCGCGTAACGCTGAGCAGAGGCGTGAGACCGTGTTCCAGTTCGGCGGCGATCCACGACCCGAGCTTACGTAGCGATCCAAGTTGTAGATTGTCTGTGGGTGAACACCCGCCATCTCAGCTAGTTCATCCCGTGTCATACCGAATACCTCACGCATGACGCTAACGGTTGATAAGACGTTCTCGATGTGGAGTGCGTCTATACCATGTTTGGCCCTACTCATTGCGGACACCCCCGCGCAGTATCGTATCGACTAGCGTGTCGTAACGGTGGATAGCGGACGCGCTACAAAGGCTACTGGACAGGCGGTATTCCTCTAGGGCCACATCACGCGAGAAGTTACCATCGTGCCGCTCTTCGGCGGCGACGCAAGCAGCGGCTAGCTCATAGACTGGGTTCCGCAACTCGGCAACCAGATCGGAGACGGTTTCTTCGACGATGGAGGTTACGCCCTCGCGCTCGCCAATGAAGCCTTTGATACTTCCGAAGTCTACGGCTACTCGCGTCCGCACGTAGACAACATGCCACGTAACAGGCCACGCCTCGATAGTAGCATCCCAATCCGGGTCCTCCTCCGCAAATGGACAGACTGTAAGCCCGTTGATGCGATGGTAGGTAACGCACCCATGCCCCCGATAGGGCGCTTCGTGATACTCAAGGCTAGGAGGGAGCATTAGCGATCTCACGCCCCTCTATGAGCCGGTCAATCGCCGCGTCCAGATTGTCCTCGACATGGACGTGGTGCCGCTGCCTCAATACGGAGAGCCAGATCATCCGTGAGTTGTAGTCGCAATGCAGAGGGTCATACCAGTCCGATACATCCAAACTGGGCGGGGCTGTTAGACCGGGGCCACGGTAGATGGCGTCCGAGAACGCGACCACTGGCAGCCCATACATGAAGGTCTCAAGACCCACGTTGCTGTTTATCGTGAGCGCACAGTTTGCGTGTTTCAGGACTGAGTGGATGCTTAGGCCATTAGGCACCACTGTTAGGCCAGGTGGGGACGACTCATCAATCAGAGGATGTGGCTTGTAGACCGCGCCTGCTGTGCGTGACGCCTCGATCATCAAATCCAGATCACCCTGCTCGACTTGGAACATGCGGGCCGCGTCATAGTATATCTGGCCGAATGTAACAACCCGATACGGGTTAGACGGCTGCAACTCTTCCGGTATACAGAACTCATCGTCTGTTACACGTTCCCTGTGATACGGCTTTGTCTGCTTGTTGGTAAGCCACCATTGGCGATACTCCTCCATAGCCGGTATGTCAGCTATTGGATCGCCGAACCCAATCGGGAAGTAGCGAAGTAGTGGGTTCTCATGGTTCTTGTTGTACTCGTAGTAGGTCACATCCAACGTGACGATCCACGAGGTTCTGGGCTTCTGCTCAGGCAGTAGTGGGCTCTCAACGCATAGGATGGTTCCTATGCCAGCCGTCTTAGCCGCATAGATAGCACACCGAGACGCTAAGCTGACACTACCCCAAACAACCAGGATGACCTGCTCTTTGGGGGTTGTGAGACCATCCATGCGCTGCAGGTAGGCGTTGTAGTGTGTGTTGCAGCAAGCTTCCAGATGATCCAGCGATCCATACGATTCGTGCTTCAGGTCGAAGAAACGCTGGACCACCGAGACGCACTCCTTGGGCACTGGCTCCAACCGTGCGTTGGGGAGCAACTCAAGGTTGTCGTTCCATATCACGGTTGGGTGGCCCGAGTGGTTAGCCATATCGGCAAAGAGCCGCATACCGGGAACTAGTGATTCCACGCAAACGATGATGACCACTAATACTCCCCCACTTCGCTTAGGACTCTAACCCATTGGCTCTTCCACCGCTCCTTAGTGAACGACTCCTCAAAGACAGTTCGCCCCATCTTCGAGAGCCTAGCGGATAGGTCCTTATCGGTGATTGCGAGTCGGACCGCAGCCTCTATCTCGCCTGCTGAAGGATGTACTAGAAGCCCGTTATGCCCGTCTAGCACGAGGTCTGTAAGCCCACCAACGCGGGTCGCTATGGTTACGCAGCCAGCGGCCATTGACTCGATAGCAGTTAGGGATGTGCCCTCACAGGCCAGTGTTGGAATGACCGAGATGTCTGCATTCCAGTACTCCTGCTCCATGCCGTCCATCTCATGGATCGCGTATGAGCATCGGTCCGGGAACCGCTTGCCGAGTGCACGGATGTTGTCCTCGTAGACCTTGCTACCCTTGCCAACGAACCGGAAGACGACATCAGTCATTGATGGATCGTCCAGGATACGGGTTGCAGCTTGCAGCATGGGATCAATGCCTCGTGGGCCGGACAGCCTACGTGCAAAGAGGACGACCGTCTTACCAGGTGTTCGAACGCCCTGGCATACCGGTTTGTTCTTACGAGCACGGTAGACGCCAGCGTCCGCATAGTTCGGGATGTACCGCATCCGGCTCGCTGTGTCTGTCCCGAAGACCGCCCGCACCCAGTTGATGCTGTTCGTGTCCACAGACACCACGAGCTTTGGGTTCATGTGGGCTGAATACATGGAGTTCAACCACGTCTTGTCAGTCCACTTCAAGTCCGCAGTCTTGAAGCTATCCCAGAAGATGCCGTGTGTGATGGCGATGGAGTTGGGGTTGGCGTATATGCTCACGTCGATGTTCATGTAGATGTAGAGGTCGTAGTTGTCCGCAACGCGTGTGCGGAACGCTTCAGCCGTCTTAGGATGAAACCCGCATCTGTCACGACGCCCCCCGGCACCAACCCCATGTATAGTGAAGCCCTTGACAACACCTGTCCAGGGCTTCTCTGAGGCTTGGTAAAGGGCCACTGAGTGGCCGCGTTCAGCTAGCAATGAAGCGAGGTCGATAAGGTATCGTTCCCCGCCCCCCCATTGGCATGTGCCTATATCGAAGGTTTCAGTCATAGGGGAGACGAAATGGGGTGTCAGGATCGCTACCTGCCGTCGGTAGTAATCAGCCAACCCCGTCATAGCGTTCCCCCCTAACTAGGTATGAGTTGCTTGAGGTCCGGGTTCTTAGAAGCCGCTTCAACAGCCGCTAGCGTCTCCTCAGTTGGGTTCTTTGCAGCCACGTCCAATGCCACTAATAGGGCTGCGAGTGCTTCGAGTCCCAACGCCGTGTCCGCCAACTCCTTCGAGCCATGCGGCCAGAGCGGCTTGATGAACGGGGCCGCCTTACGCAACGTCGAAGCAATGTCCCTTAGTTCGTCCTCAAAGGACGCCATCAACGCAATGGTGTCCACTAGCTTCGTCACGAAGTCCCCAATGCTAGAGATGGACTTCACGATGGCAGCTAGCTTAGTCGCCAACGCCATCAAGAGTCGAACTGCCAACTTCACGTACTCGCCGATCTTATCCCACATTGTCCTCCTCGCCTCCTTCCTCTGGTGTTTCCTGGGTCAGTGGAAACCATACCGACGGGACACTAACGCTTGTCTGAGCCGCGTATCGCCTCTTGACCTCAGTATGCAAGCCAGTAGCTTGCAGGACTGCTCCGAGGCTAGCCAAGATGACCTCCTCGGTAGTTCCAAAGACATGAAGCCCCCACGGGATGAGCGCCCCCAAGATCATGACCTTCCAGACCACACTGCGGAGCCGGTCTGGCATGTTATTCCACCATGCAAACCCCTCTAAAACAGGCTTGATCATCGTCTCGATTACCAGCCACGAGAGGACGGCTGCGGACGTGGCGAACGCTATAGGGTTAGTGAAGTCAATAGACATGGGCGTCACCCCTACTCAGCAAGCTTCAGTGCCCGCACCAACATCGCAGCCACCTGCTCACGGGTCGCATAACCTTGTGGGTTCGATCCGTCTGTGATACCGAGTTCAATGGCCTTCTGCCACTCAGCCGTGAGTGCGGCACTCGGTGGCAGAGCGATAACTGGATCGTCTGGCTCGTCACTTGGGACCGATACCTCGGGCGGCTCAGTAACGGGCAAGCCAGCATACATCATGATGCCGTTGTATAGAGCGGTCGCAGCCCGTCTGTAGTAGCCGTCCGACTTGATGATCTTGGCCTCGTTCGGATTGGACATGAACATCAACTCGACCAGGGCTGCCGCCCCAGTCACCGCCCAGTTGTTACCTCCTGAAAGGACCCCTAACGACTTATCGAACCAAGTTGAAGCTGGTTCCCCATATGAGTATCCCACTCCAAACTCCGCGTTCACCGCATGTGCTAACGCAGTCGCTAACGCCTTACCCTTGACAGCCCGTTCATTATGGTAGAACCCATGACATCCACTAGAGGACGAGCTACTCGACCCGTCGTGATGAATACTAACGAAGATGTCCAAGTTGAGACCCGCAGCCCACTGACCCCTGGAATTAGGTCCCAACTTCTTAGACCAGTCAATCGTGGCATGAGAAAGGTAAACGTCATGCCCGCCAGCACGAAGCATGGGATACAACTCCAACGCAATCTTCATGTTCGCTTCGTACTCGCCGAGGGAGCCAGCCGCAGTCCCTATGTCCTTGACCCATGACCCGTTTACCTGTCGGAGAGTGCCGTGCCCAGGATCAATGCCGATACGCATGGTGGTCTCCTCCCTATCTAGCAAAACATTGCACCTATACTACACTGGCTATTCTGGCTTGTCTTCTTCGTCCTCGATAGCGGACGCCATTGAGGTGAGTGCGTTGGAGTGGTAGATAAGGATAGCGGCTAGCCAGCGGTAGGTGCTCACAACTTCGGCGCGTGATTCCAGATCGCCCGATAGGACGATTGCGCCGCAACGCCACAGGTTAGCAGACGCGAACCGGATACGTTCGTTCAGTGAGTCTGCTATCGAGGCTGCAGACGGAACATCGTCGATGTCGTCGAAGTCGAAGTTCTCATCCATTGACACCCCGAGTCCCTTCCGGCACGAGTTCACCGTTGGTATCGACAACCAATCGGACCGGATCGCTCAGGAGCAGTGGGTGTTGCATCACGATCCCCAACTGCTCGTCAATGAACATCATCTGCTGCTTCGCGATGTCAGACAAGAACAGGTCGTTGATCGAATAGGTGCTACCACCCACCCACGATCCATTATGGATGATGTCGGTGACCCCACCACTGATATTGGCTAGCTGATGATGGTGACCAATATGCAAGGCTACCAGGTCTGACCGGCCAAGTAGGCCCATGACACGACCAGCCGCCCTGCCAGACCCGTAGTATGGCAGGCTCATCCAACCTCGAACTTGATCGCCGTGTATGATGCAGTGGATTTGCTGATTGGTCTCGTTCTGCGGGAAGACGGCGTATGGCTTGAGCCCGTCCGCTAACGGGCTGCGGTGTAGGTTCGGCACGTCTCGTAGCATGTGGTCGATGATGAACCAGTAGACGATCCTGTCAGTCTTGAACTTTCGGCCTGCTTGGCTACGTCTACCGTGTGGGCCGTGGTTGCCAGGCACCCCGTAGATGGTTACCTCGCTGAACTCCCGGCATATACGTTCCAATGACGCACCGAGCTTAGTGACTGCGACCATGACTTGTCGTTCTGGGTCTAAGTCCTGCTCGTATGCTTGTCCGGCGAACACACCAAACGAGTCGAGCCAGTCACCCATTGCATTGACTATGAGGCGGTCCACAGTCGCGAACGAACGGACCTTCTCAACAACCTCAAGCAGTGAGTTCTCCCATCGTTCGAGCCTGGAGTGGAAGACATCGACCGAGTATTCAGACAGGCCGAGCGAGTCCTTAGCATCAACGAGCGAGCCGATGTGGATGTCCGACACATCCACCATCGCAACGAGGCTATCTGCACCCCGTTTCTTACGTTCAGGTTTACGGTATAGGGCTGGGTTGGTCTTGAGTGGGGATACGATGTCTTCGAGTCTGATCTTGAGGACGCGTTCGAAGTCGTCCGCGTCCGATAGCTGCTTACGAAGTGCTGCGTTATCGGACAGTAGCTTCCGAATCACTTCGTCTGGCGGCCCATCTACAATGTTCAGGAACTCCTTGGGCTCGGTCCGTAACCTACGCTTCCACTCCTCGCCCGTCTTGTGGGGTAGCCCTACCTGCTTGCAGACCTCCTTCAGTGAACGAGGCTTCCCGCTCGGAGAAGGTGTTAGGAGCGCCGTTAGGAACTCTAGGCGCTTGTCAAAGTCGTGTGTGTTGCCTATCAACCTGAATCACCGCCTGCTGTAGATGAGCAGCAGGGGGAGGTGGGTTGTTGTTGGAGGTTACGGAGGAGGGTTTCGCACAGAAGGTCTATCTTACTGGCTGCGACGGTGAAGTCGTCCTCTAGCTTACTGATGCGGGTATCACATGTGTAGCGTCTAGTGAATGTCTCTTCCTCGTCGCAGGCCACTTTAGTCGCTAAGCGTTCCTGCGCTTCGTGTATCCCGTTGACCGCACCCTCTAGTGCTGTGACTGTCTCCTGTATCTGCTCAACGAGCCCCTTCTGCTTGGACCCGTTAGTCCCCTTACCAGCGAGCGAGAATACCAGAGTGAGCGCCTTCTGAACGGCCCACACCAGAATTCCAAGCATGGGGAATACGAGGAGAGCTACCACACCTGCTGCTATATACAGAACCGTGCCGTAGTCGTACATGCTCTGCGCTACATCGCCTGGAGACGGACCCATTAGCACAACTCCCTACTGCTAAGACATCGCCCCCACAACCAAACCTTAGTAGAACCTAGTCCCCGCCGCGACAGTCGGCAGGCCGTAGCGACCAATGGCGTCCACCAGCTCCATCATGCCCATCAGCCCACCATCCACGGCGGCTGCTCGTGCAACCGGCGGACCTCCTGAGCAGACAGGGCGCGTGACCAGATTGCCGCGTAGTCGATGGTTCCGTTCCAAATCCACATACCATCCTCCGCTGCGCCAATATGTATGTCAGCCGAGTATGTTAGGTCTGCACCAGCAGAATCGTCTGATGCCACCGCCACGGCGTCTTGGTATAGCGTCATCATCGCGCCACGCCGTACCGCCACATAGCTAGTGGGCGCAGTGGCAATGAGCGTCGAGGCTTCCGCGGATATGCTGCCTGTATTGCCGTAGAATCCCCACGTTCCGTCGGGACCCGTGAGCCGACGCATGAACCACTCGCCGGCTGCAATCCACCCGCCGGCCAACATGCGTTCTAGGCCCGCCATTGTCCCAGCGGCAGCGCGGAAGACAATGGTGAAGTCACCTGTCCCGAACCGTATGCCGGGTGCCGGAATGTCCACATATCCAGCCGCGTGTGGGTCCAGCCCACCACCTGCTGCGTTGGGCGTCCATACTGCCGCGCCGACGACCGTCCCATGCCGCCCGTGCCCGGACGAGTCCGCGACGATAGTGCCGGTGCCCTCGTTCATCAGCCACAGGCCCTGCAGGCCGCGATAAATGTCGTCATACGGACCGTCGGTGATCCGCCAACCACGCGCGGGCTTGGTCTGACCGCCACCGCCGCGAGCATACTCATAACCAATGGTTACCGTGTAGTACAGGTTGCCTGTATCATGCCGACCAAGAATCCTAACAAAGAACAAACCCGGATCACTTACCGTGAATGAGTATGTCTGCCAGGTGTCCTCGTTGTCCACCATGCTGCTCGTGAGCAGCGTGTCCGTGTCAATGTCTGTACCATCGTACAGCGCGTCAACGACCTGCACCATCGGCGTTTCGGTGTAGCCAGCGAACGACGTGTCCTTACGCACGTTGACCGTGATCCGCGCTCGCTGGTTGGCTCCGACCGTTACCGGGACCGCGACCCAGTTCCAGCAGTAGTTGGCTTTCACGCCGGCGGTGATGATGTCCGCGTGTTGTT